TAGTTATTCATGTTAAAAATGGTTGTAACGATTTTGTATGTCTAATGTGTGATATCATAATTCCACTAAGATATAGAATAAAACATTGGTTTATATAAGGCGTGGTCACGCGTAAGTTAATTGTCTAGTCATAGTAAAAAATGGGATAAGGATGAAAAGAAACTTAAACGCGAAGAGGCTAAACAAGGTAGAAGACGAAATCCGATATTCAACTATAAGACTTTGATAATGGTTGGAATTAGTTTATTTGCTATTACATTTGCTCTTGGGTATGCGATAAAACCATTTATGGGAGTTCCATAATATGTGGAAACAAATTAAAATACCTAGAAAGGAATACGATGCTTGGCTTAAATCAATATTAAAAAGGAGTGGTCAATAATGCCTTATATCAAAGATTATCAGAGAAAGGAATTGGCACAAAGTCCAATATGTCCACGTAACGCAGGCGAATTAAACTATATGCTAACAATGTCATTTCAAATGTATTTGGAGGAACATGGCGAATCATACCAAACGTATAATGACATATTTGGCGTGATTGAATGTTGCAAGCAAGAATTATATAGGAGGAAAGTAGCCAAATACGAGGATAAAAAAATAAAGGAGAATGGCGATGTCTACTAAACACAACTGCGATAAATGTAAGGGTGAAACCACTAATCACGAAAACTTAATCATATTCGATAAAGAGATTCCATTTAAAAAAGACGTATGCGATGACTGTATTTTCATATTACATAATTGGTTAGCATATAGAGTAACTGGCAAAGAATCAAAACAGATACATGAAAAACACCAAGTAGACGAAATAGAATTTGTAGCAAATGCAAAGAAAGAAGATGAAGAGAGGTTGTTAGCAGATGACTAAACGAGGTCAACCTAAATCAATGTATCCAGCATTCCAAAAGGCTAGTAAGGTAATAGCAGATATTCTAATTAACCACCAAGAGAATCCACGCTGTGTAAAGTGTAGAAAGAACTTGAAGAAACTCCAAGAGGGATGTGCCGAAAGAGCAATAGAGGGTTTCCCAATGAGTAAGAAGAAAAAAGCAACAAGATCGTTTAGTAGTTTACCATTTGGATTTATGAGTGGTGGATTTGTTGATACACCATATATTATGTTATGTTACGAATGTGATGCATTTGTTAAACGAAGTTGTGGTATGATACCTGAGTTATATTCCGATAAATACTTTCCACAGGTAAGTGCACCATTAGACTTGGATGATATGAAAAATGGATTTAAGAAACCAACAAAATGGACTATAAGATTTAGAGGTGAGAGTAGACCACATACTAAAAAATTGAAAAACAGATTAATGGACTTGGGATGTGCATTATACATACGTGACTTCCCAGAAACACCACACACAGTTAAAATGATTAAACGTTTAGTGAACAGTCACAAGTTATACGATAAGATGTATGAAAAATGGTAAAGTGTAAATATTGTGATAACGAGGCAAAGGAAAGCGAAATATGTGGTCATCCTGTATGTATAGAAAGAAAATCATTGGAGATGTTTGGCGATGACTAAGTGTGAAATGCACGATTTAGAATTTAAACAGTTTTATGCGTTAAAGCCAGTTGTGTTTCATCCTAGTTGGGAATTAGAACCAATTGGTACGGTTCCTACAAACATACACGTAATGGAAAAAATGTGTCCGAAATGTAGAGAATGGTTATACATACATTTATTTGGGATGACTCCATACAAGAAAAGTAGACATGGTAAAAAGCTGTAAGATACATCCCGAAGGCGCAATAGCAATCAACCTATCCAATGGTTTATATTGTACCATATGCCACGATCAAGTGAAAGATTATGAAGTATTTAGAACGGATAGTGATAGAGTAATTTGAATTTATCCCAAGTATTATACAATTATGTAGATGCGTGTAAAGTGTGTGGTAAACCAATGAATAAGAATACAATTGAAGATCATTACGAGTGTTTAAAAGATTATAATAGACACGAGGATAGATATAATTGAGTTATTATTGCAAGGAAACTGGCGAGGATATGCTGGAAGATGGAACGTGTTTATTACATGGAAACCAACCAATAGAACATTTTGAAAAAGAAACAAACGATATTAGGACATGTGAGGTATGTGGTAGAGGATTTTATTGTAAAGACGAAATTCGTAAAGTATGCAATATGGAATGTGCAGGCGAGTATGCTAGAACAAGGTGGGAGAAAATATGACAGATATTTGGAACTGTTTAAAGTGTGGGACTATTAATGAAGATATTATTGATGCAACATATAGACGTATGAACGAAAGTAAGTCTTGGGGAAATAGTCCTGCGACAGAATGGTGTAATGATGAAATGCAAAGAAGACATGATTATTTAATGAAAAATGGTTATGAGAAACCACAGAAATGTACTAGATGTGATGGCGTAAGACCATAATGGGATTAAAACCAAAATGCCAGTTTTGTGGTAAACTAATAAGTAGTGATCAAGGTGTTTGGTTATGCCAAAAACATGGTGGTAAAGATTGAGTGAATGGGTAAAGATAAAAAGTAAATACGCAAATAGTAAGTGTGGTGTATGCCAAGATACAATACCAGAAGGCGATCCTGTATTATGGAAAAAGGGTGAGGGAATAAGACATGATAAATGTCCACCAATCAAGATGAGGGAAGAGGATAAACCTAAACTAATAATAACACCAGAGGAATGGGAAGATTACAAACAATACTCCTATAAGCAATTGCAAACAGTTATAAACTGCCAATGTTGTGGGAGGTCATTGAAACATAAAGACGTATGGATAGACGATGATCGCAAAACATGTGAGGCATGTCACGTAGAATGAATTTCTTTACATTTATCATAATAGTAGCAGTTGTAGCACCAATAGCAACAATGTATTTCTTCCCAGAAGAAGAGGAAACACAGGAATTACAAGCACCATTAATTGTGGAACATGCAGATATTCCACCAATGCAAACAACACAAGAGATATATCACGAAATAGCCGAACCTGAAGATTATGTAGGTGAAACCGAAATAGTACTTAATGAATTCCAAAGCGAAATGAAAAGACAATGTATAGAAATGGGATTAACTAACTGTTAAATAAAAGATTTATTAGACCAGATCCACTTAATAACGCATGGGAGATAAGAAGGAATTAACCAATTGCGATAAATGCCTGAGAAAGATAACAGTTAGAAATTTCATAACAGTAGCAACAATAAGCGTTTTCTTAGCCTTGGTAATTTATACAGTAATAGTAGTTCCAGACGTATTGGAAAACCCATTAATTACATTCTTACTAGGAACTTTTGTAAGTGTGGTAACTATGATTTATCAGTTCTATTATCGTAAGAATAAGACAAAGCCTGAATTTGATGATAGGATTGGTGGGTATGGAAATGGTAGTTATAAATTTGATACCGATATAGATAATATCTGCCCATGTTGTGGACAGAAGATAAAGCGATAGTTTATATTACGGTTATACCAGCGAAATCTAAATGCCACTAGATGATGATACAATTTTCAAGAGTATTAAGAGTCATCCGTTCTTTGTTTTAATAGCAATAGTTGTAATTGGTATAGTGGTTGGTATGACTTTAACTTCTAACGTTGAATCGGAGAATGGAACACAGATAACTGTGATAGAAAAGATTAATGGTAATGAATACCCACAAGACCTATTAGACGAAATTGCTGACGAGGTAACACAAGAGGACGGAACTACACATCCCGATAATGATAGTATAACAAAATCAATTAACACGATTGCGAATGAAGATGATTGTGAGGACTTGGTAAAATTGTTTATAGATAATTATGCTTGGCATGAAAGACCATCACTTGCAATAAAAATTACAAAACTCTGTCTGTAAAACTTTTTTGTAAAAATAGTTGAAGAAGATTTATATAACGTACAGTATAATAGTATTGTATGAGATACAAATACTTTGAAGACTTGAATAATAACCAGTATAGATGGACACTTGATAGAGATAGTAATAATTATTATCTTGGTGTGGTTTACAAATACAAGTCCCAAAACAACTGGGGAAGGTGGACTTCGACAAAGTCTAGATTATTTAGAAAAAAGAAAGACGCTAAAGCATGGTGTTTAAAACTTGTAAGAAGAGCTAGGGGACGCCAAGAGGTAGTACTAACCGATAGAGCAATACGAAAAGAGGAGCGTGAAGCATTAAAGCCGATATTAACTAAAGCCCAAATCAAACTGGCAAAGTTCCAAAAGGATATAGAACGACTTAACGCAAACATTAAACGTGCAGATAGTAAACTTAAAGGATTAACTACACGTAAGACTACATACGAAAAGAAGATTAAAAAGAACTACAAAGAAATAAGAAAATTGGAGGCTTTACTATAATGATGAATTGTAGAAACTGTCAGCATCTATGTGGAGCGGTAGAATTTATAGATCCACCATATTGTTGTATTGCATGTGAGGAAGAGTTTAAAACAAGGTTGGAGAGTAAACATGGTAAGTATTAGTACTAAGAAAAGCAGGGATTTAATTCATAGAAATAACAAAGCCGAGAAAAATGGTGAGATCATTGATTGGGATAAAGTGTTTATCGAGGTAAAAGAATTGGAGAAGAATGCAAGATATGGCATGTAGTAGAAAACACGATAAGTGGCATTTGATTAAACTGGTTGGAAAGCGAGCAAAGTTTTGTGATTACATTATTGGATATAGACAAAGTGAGGGAAAAAGTAATAGTGTTTTAATGTGTGGAGACTTGGCTAAAGGGAAAAAGATGCCTAAAGGGTATGTTTCTGTTGATCCAAACGTTTATATGTAATATTATCTAGGGTATATTATGGAACCAAAGATATGTAAGTTTTGTAAAAAGGATAGATCAGCAGAAAGACTTCATTCATGTCACAAGGCAAAAATACATGATTGTAAGGTTGACGGTCACAGAGCAAAACCAAACTGTATTACAATATTTGCATGTATGTATTGTGACTACATAGGTGAGATGGCTAGCGAACTAATTCCAAGTGAAGCCGAACTTTGTGTAGGGCAGGGAATAGATTACTCACGTAACTATGAGGGTGATGACTAATGAAGTTTGATAGTAACGGTAGGTTAATTAAACAAGGTAATAATAAACCACTTAGAGAAATATTCATGGAAAAGGTAATCAACGATGCTAATGTAATAGCAAAGTATTTAGAAATTGAATTACCTAAAGTGATTAAGTTAAAGAATGGTTATGGTGGACTTTATAGTAGAGGTAGGAATGAAATGGCGATAGGATTCGGTGACGGTGAGTATTCCAAGACCAGTAGAAAAGTAGTGATGCATGAAATGTTACATCACAAAGGGTTAAGCCACGGTCATAACAGAATGGGACACAGTTTTATGTCTAATAGTAATAATGATATACTTAGTCTTGTTATGGTTAGAAAAATATTCAAGGAGGAAATAATCAATGTCTGATAAGTTCCCAGTTATGTTAATCTCACCACCAAGAGAGTTGGATAAACGTATTAACTTTCCAGCAATGGCACAAGTCAAAATGGACGGTATGCGTGCAATTGTAATAAAACGTGATGGCGAAGTTACTGTGTTTAGCAGGAATGGTAAGAAAATGATCAAGTTGAATCACCACTTCGGAGGGATACTTGAAGAAATGGATAACGTAATGCTTGATGGCGAATTAACCGTACTTGATGATAAAGGCGAAGTTATGGATAGGCAAACTGGAAATGGTATATGCCACAAAGCAGTAGATAGTGTGGCTACAATTAGTGATGAGGAAGTTAAACAAATTAGATTAACATTATGGGATATAATAGACATTAAGGAATTCGACTTGAAAAAATCTATTAGAGGTGGAATGGATAGATTAGAATCATTGAAAAAAATGAGAAAGCATAGTTTGTTTAGTATTGTGGAAACTTGGATAGTTAAGGATAAGGCAGAAGCTCAAGGCTTATTTATGGACTTGGTAAGTAGAGGCGAAGAAGGATTAATACTTAAGAATAAAGATCACTTATGGGAACCAAAGAGATCCTTACAATGTGTTAAAATGAAGGAAGAGATTGATGTCGACTTTAAGATTATCGGATTTGCAGAAGGAACTGGAAAAGCCAGTGGAATGCTTGGAGCGATACAAACCCAAAACAAAGATGGTAGTATTAAGGTAGACGTTGGAACTGGATTTAGCGATGCCCAAAGAATAGATATTTGGAGTAAACAAGAACAGTTATTAAACACAATAATAGCGATTAAACATAATGGCGTTATTACACGAAAAGGAACCGATACTAAATCATTATACTTACCAAGGTTTATCGAACTTAGACCTGACAAAGACGAGGTTGATATGTAAATGAAAACGGTTACAATAAAAGATAAGGATACAGGTAAGGTTATCAAGCAATTCAAAATACCTGACGATGTAGCAAATACTATCAATGCAATTGGTGGACTTTGTATGGATAACTATTTTGGGTGGGATATAAAATGAGTGAAGATATAGCCGACGGATTACCAAATGAAATGACAGAAGTTGAAATGGCAACTATGATGCCACTAGACGAAATTACTGGCAAAAACATACACTTTACAGATCCCAAAGCCAAGAACATAGCATTAAATAGATGTCTTAACAGGCTTAACAAAATATGTAACAACATGATAGATTATGAGTTGGAAAAGGAGTTAAAGGCTAGAAACAAAAAGAATATATTACAGCGTATAGCGAGGAAACTCAAATGAGGGTTTACGAAATAAACATGCCTATTTCATTTAGGGTGTTGGCAAAGAACAATGATAACGCATTAGAACAATTCATAGAATATTTATCAGCAAACCCACTTAGTGTAAACCCATTTGCGATAAAGCCAGTAGAAGACGAGGAAGATATACTTGGTTAGTCCACGGCAAATAGCACTCGCGTATGGGTGGTTATTGGGATTCTTCTATATGTTTGTATTAACGGCTTGGATACAATACGGATTACATTTACCTGTATTATGTTTAGAATGTTGGTTAGACTGGAATATGTTTTGGGAAAGATTCTTTGCAACTTGGACGGTAATACCAATAGTGATACTTACATACGTGCCATACTACTGGCTTAGGAGAAGATATGCCTGAGTGGAAAGAGGTAGAGGCAATGAATTATTGTAAGGCAGACCTAAAGACTGGAAAGCCTTTAATTGTTGCTGACTTGGTTAATGGAAGTAAAATTAACACTAACAAATGGTCTTGGGAGGGATTCGATAAAAATGGAGTTCCAACGAGATTCGAATGCGAATATGTTGAAGGTAAAAAAGATCCAAGTGGTGCGAGGGCAAAACTAAGGAAGTCGATTTTGTGTTGAAGCGAACACTTTTAAAGACCAATTATACCACAGTAACTGAGGATAACGGAAAAGAAATGATAGAACGACCAGTAGCGTCAGCTCTCTTAGCGATAGATCAATATGGCGATGTAATACTTGTAGAACAAACTAGAGGGCATTTTGGTAAAATACTTGAAGTTCCCGCGGGTAAAGTGGATAAAGACGAAGATCCGATAGATACTGCTATAAGGGAATTCAAGGAAGAAACTGGATACCAAGCAAATGTAGTTAAACCACTAATAGAATACTATCCAAGCGTTGGATATTCAACCGAAAAGATTAATTGTTATTATACAGAAGATATTGAAAACACTGGCATTAAGGAACTTGAAGCTGGTGAGGATATTAGAGTGGTAAATGTTGGGTTGGATAAGGTTATAGATATGATTGCTAAAGGGGAAATTAAAGATAGTAAGACCATAATGTGTATATACTCCTACTTACAACTAGAGAGGAAATGAAATACACCTGTCCAATCTGTAACAAGGTTATACAAGCCGACTACATGCACGATGAAGTTATGAAAGAAATCTTTAAACATGAGAAAACACATAAGGAAGGTAATAATGAAGACTAAAACGATAGGTGATATAACAGTATATGTTGTTAATTATAAACACGATGGCGTAACTTATTACATGAATTTTGAATTGTTGGAAACAGCTAAATGGTTCGAGGGTTTACAATAATGGGACGTTGGGATGATAAAGAAACAGATGGTTTTGATAAATTTAGTGCCGTACCTGATAAGAAAAGGGATGATTGGCAAATGGAAAACAATACAGACTTTGATTGGAAAGAAACACCATATAATGATCATCCAAGAAAATGTACATGTCCCAAACATGAATACTTTTTAGAACAAAGAAAGAGTAGAAGAACTTTACCAATACTATACAAATACTGCCCATCACACTTTAAAATATGGAATGATACTAAAGACGAAGCTATGAAAAGGGCTAAGTGGTGGCAAAGATTTTTAGGAAGAATCATATTCAAACTTGGTTGGGTTAAGATAGTATGTCTTACAGAAATGCAAAGTGATCTATGTTTATGGTGTAAATACGGAAGTGGTGGTAGAGGTGGAGGAATAAAACACGATCCCTTATCACCAGACATGCCATAGTTTATATAATAGTATAATCACGAATACTTAATGGTATTAGCAATATTAGCTGGTATAGCAATAGTAGGGTTTTTCATTACCTTGTGGATTGTTTTAAACAAAGCTAAAATAAACAAAAAGAAACAAGATGAGTTCACTACCGATTAATTTATATATACCTTAGATAATAGGTAAGTATGAAATTAGTCTATTTAGGAACAAGTGGCGCGATGCCAACTATTGAAAGAGGTTTATCGTGTACTGTTTTGGATTTGGGTAAACATTACATCATGGTTGACTGTGGTGATGGAACTTGCCGTCAATATTTAAAATCATACTTAAAATGGAACAAACCAATGACTTTGTTAATTACTCATTTGCATTCCGATCACATCATGGGAATCTTGGGTTTATTTCAAAGCATGGATTTAATGGGAAGAACCGAACCAGTTAAAGTATATGGGCCAAAAGGAATCAAGGCATTTATCCTAAACCTACATAGAGGTCATGCTGTACAATTTGCATTCGACTTTGATGTTGTGGAAATTGAGGCAGGAGATTCAATTACACATAAACACTTTTCTGTTTCAACATGTAGAGGAAAACACCAAGTCCCAATCATCGCGTATAGGGTTGTGTTACCAGATAGAGATGGAGCACTTGATATTGAAAAATGTCACACGTTAGGCGTACCTGACGGAGAGTTATTGGGTAAGTTAAAACGTGGTGAGGATGTAAAGTTGTTTGAAACCGTACCAGATAAATATACTGTTACAATTAAATCTAAAGACGTTGTAGGTGAAAAGCGAAAAGGCTTACAAATTGGATTTAGTGGTGATACAAGACCAACGGAAGACTTGGAAACATTCTTCAAGGATTGTGATTACTTAACATTCGAATCAACATTTAGAACTGACGAGTTGGACTTGGCACTTAAAAGTAAACATAGTACGGCTAGTGAAACTGGCGAATTGGCAGGCAAAGCAGGAGTTAAAACCTTATTGTTAAACCACTTTTCAGCAAGACATGAGAATACGGAAGGTTTTTATAAGGATGCTAGTAAGTTCCATAAGCATGTTATCGTTACTAGAGACTTTTTGGAGATTGAATTAAAGTGAACTGCCCAGTAGAAAACTGTAAGTTCCGATTTACAGGTGAAGCAGTTAATAGCGAACCATTTCTCACACATAATATTTTATTACATATAATTGAAAAGCATACACTAAAGGAGGCAGACTAGTGACTTTACCAAGAGGATTCGGTAATAGTACAGATAGTAATTATAGAGGATATGGAGCTAGATGCCCAAACGCTAAATGCAATAGAAGATTAAGTAGGGGAGTGTGTATAAACCATAGTTGTGAGCTTAGCCCAAGATTCAGACCAAGTATTATATCACAACTAATATCACTGCTAAAGAAATGATAAAGATAATGCAGGGAGACGCAGAGGAAGTCTTAAAAGAATTACCTGATAAAATATTCGATATTATAATTACTAGTCCACCATATAACTTGGGAAACAAGCATCACACGCGAAGCAAATTCCACAAGCAGTATGAGGATGATATGGATGAGGTTGAATACCAAAAGAAACAAAAGCGAATACTTAGAGAGTGTTTTAGAGTATTAAAAGACGATGGCAGTTTATGGTATAACCACAAGAATCGAATTAGAGATGGTGCTCAAATTAGTCCTTACGAGTGGTTATTGGATTTACCATTTACTATCAAGCAGGAGATCGTGTGGGTTAATGGATCACCAAACTTCGACAAAATTAGATTCTATCCATTTACCGAGAGATTATACTGGCTTACAAAATCACCAAAGACCAAAATGTTTAATACAATATCTCACCATGATGTGTTTGATAGAACTGAGTGGAAAGCCATGGGAACTAAAGGTAGTTTTACAAGAGCATTTCCACCAAAAATGGTAGAAGATTTACTAAGTTGTTTTCCCGATAGTAAGATGGTGTTAGATCCATTTGCAGGAAGTGGAACCGTGTTAGAGGTAGCCGAAAGAATGGGTAAAGATAGTATAGGAATAGAACTTGAACCTGAACACTGTAAAATGATAGAGTCACGTTTAAATAGCAGAGAATAGTGATATATGTAAATGAACGATAAAGAATCTAAAGATTATAAAATGAAAACTGCCAAAACACTAATCAATGAATTACCTACAATGAAGAATAACACAGATTTAAATGATAGTGATTTTAACCGAGCAGTTGATTATAGATTGGAATGTGTTGGTGAGTTTTTAACTTACCTAGAAACAGGCAAGACAGATCACATATTCCTAGAAGATAATGCAAATCCACAACACTTTAAGTAAATTTATATATGATGTTCACGTAGTAGATATATGTCAAGCCTGACTGCTAAGTGGGTGTGGTATAGATACTGGGGATTATTTCACGAGGAGGGAGATAATGTTTGTTTGAATTGTGGAAACCCAGCATATAGGATGTGGGATAATCGCTATAATGGTTATCGTGGATTTTGTACCACATGTGATAGTAACTGGGCAGAGAGTTAGATTTATATAACGAAAGATAAAGCGACTAGTAAATGGTTAGAATTCAGAAAGGTGCTTGGCATACTAAACTTAATGATTATGTTTATGGTTGGAGATATAGCGAAAAAGCAAACAACCTGTGTCCATACTTCTGGGGAACTATTCTAGCAACTATTATATTTCCATTTATAGTAATACCAAAAGAGTTACTTCGCGTATGGGATGATGGAGATCACGAAATGCCAAGTATGCCCGAAAGCAATATTAGTTTACCTGAAATGCCAAGTATAAGCAAGAAAACACAAATGAATATAGGTAAGGTATCACTACTCACTGTAACTGCATTAGTTGTATATGGAGTGTATGGATTAGGTGAATTGGTAGGTTGGTATGAGTTTGCATTTTGGACTGGTGTAGTTGTAGGAATAATTGGTTTAATCGCTTTAATTTGCAAAGCCGTAATTATATGTGGTGAGCATTATTCCGATTGGAGATATGATCATCCACATAAATCGAAACCATACAAGGAAAAAACACCAAGTATGACAATTGAATACCTAAAGGCTTGGAAGAAAAATCACTGTCCAATGCTGGAATGGGAAGATTAAATGAAACACGATAACGGTGAATTAGATTTAATAGACATGATTGGAATGGATAGGGGAGCCATGCCAAAGGAATTTATACGAAGATTACAAATCAATTGCTATGATTGTAATAGCGAACATCAAACAATATCATTAATGCCAAACGAAACTGCCATACTAGAAAAATGTAAAAACAAACCAATAAGTTGGGAGGGAACGTTAAAGTGGGATGGCAGGCATATTACAGGTGATCCTAAAGGTGAGGGATTCTGGTCGATATTCAAAAGGTAGATATTAAATTTTTACTAGCTCAAGGCATTAGGCAGGGAATAGTGAAAACCCATAAAATGTTTATTGACTCACATGAAGCTACAATAATGTATTACTTCCCATGGTTCGAAACACCAGAAACCGAGAGGGAGAAATACGCCAAGAAGAAAACCGAGGAAAAGGAATCTATACACAAAACTAAATAATACATATATGCCAAGAAGTTATAATTATTTTAATGTATAAAGTAATAGCAGTGTTAGTAGCATTAGTGTTAATGACTGGACTTAGTTCGGGAGTAGCATATGCTAGTTCATGGGATGCAAATCCATTAGATAGACTTGATATACAAAAACGAGGTAATGTTAGTTATCCATTAGATTGGAATAAACACGATGTTATAAGCCCAAAGTCTTACGGCTGGAAAGTCAGTAAAGTGTGTGGGTTAGAATTATGTATTGACGGTTCAAATGGATGGAAACAACCAAGCCATTTACAAAATGAGCAAACTAACGCACCACAAACAATAAGCCCATATTTAGGACTTAGTGCAACTGGCGATGATAAAAAAATAGAATTCGCAGTTGATAAATTCTTTGACGGTAAGTTTTACATTAAAGGTTTCTTTAAGTAAACTACCTTTTTTTTATTTTAGTTAAAAAATTCGGTGCTCTCCTTAACCCCACCCTCATCGTTGCAATCGACTTCATGGGTTCTGCTGAGCTAATACGGCAGAACGTAATCGACCGTTATTCGTATATCGCTGATCTGATATACCTTTGCTTAGGCTTTTCAACCCTTAGTCTGGTGCCGTATGCGTGTTAAGTTTCCCAAAGTTTCCAATGGAATCCTGTATCTATCTCTAGAGACGCGACCTCCGAATCTAATATATCTTATACCCTAGGTTATATAAATGTATTGTTGATCGCAAACCTTTTATACTCTACGGTATATCGTATAGTATGAGACAGATAGAAATTGTTGAGACCATTAAGGAAAAATCAGCATACAATAAGAAGTTAAAATTCTTGAAAAAGAATCACTACGATAATGTATCTGCTATGAATCGTACAACCGATGGAAATCAATACAGTCGTTTTAAGAAAGACGCAAACTATTGGTTATTAAAAATCAAGGAATTCGAAGCAGTTAGATTTAAAGTTGCAGAAATCCAAAATGAGATCTTCGAGCAATTCAACAAAGTCGAAATAGAACGTGTTGAATGTAAAGTCTGCCAAGGCGCAGGTCAACTACCAGCATATCAAGATTTAGAAGAAACCGAAATCATTGATTATGTTGATTGTATTTGTACTGACGATAGGTGGGATAGAGAAAACCAAGACAAATGCTTAGATTGTGGGTTACTACAAACTGGTGAGGGTTGTAATTGGTGTGATATTAATAGGAGGCTAACCATTGACCTTGAGTAACGACTCCAGTAATTTTTCTGAATTTGATAAAGCCGAAAAAGATAAGGCTAGTGAATACTGGGATAAGATACTTTCAATGGATAACCCACTTAATCAAGGGGAAGTGATTAGTAGGGATGAAGAACTAGCGATTATAGCAAAGGCAAGAAAAGGAAAAAGTGGATTAAAGATAGTAAAATCAACTGGCAAAGCATGTCACTGTAAGCATGGTTCACTACAACACGGTTACGTTAAAAAGCGTGGTTGGTGGAGTGAAAGATTTATTTGTAAAGTTAAGGGATGTATATGTGAGCATTTTTGTAGCCAGCACGCGTGGGATAACTTAAAATAAGGGATTATTAGGTAAACCACAATGGATTATGAGGACTTTGTTGAATCAACTGATATTTCAAATCATAACTTACAATTTTATCTAGACGGAATGAATGAGGAAAATGGAGAGATAAGTGGAATATGGAAAAGGGTAAGACGTGGCGATTATGGCAAAGAAGCGAAAAACGCAATAGATCACAAAACAGGTGGAATGTTATGGTGTTGTAAGAATATTAATGGAATAGAAACCGATTTACTAAAAGAGATAGGAGATAGGCATTGGTATGAAACTAGATTTTTACAGGAACTTGGTAGGGACTGGCAATTGGTAGAATCCATGAATATGGAAAAACTTAAGAAAAGACGTGATACAGGAACCATAATAGGCAAGGGTGACACGCGTGAGGAGCACAAGGCTTAAATCTTATTAATCCACAAGTACTACATGCCATACTGCGAAACATGTGGAGCAAAGAACCCACCAGATCAAGACGAATTGCTAGAAGAATATGCTGGGGAGTATTTTTGTGGTGATGAATGTAGAAATAAGAAGAGGGACGGGGAAGATTATAACGTTGAGAACTATTGAAGAATTACCTGAAAAGCAACGAAAGTTTTTTTGCCAAATGGTAGATGAATGTATTTTGGATAATAACGATAGAGAATGGCGTGAGGCAATGGCATTTGTGGACGGTGAAGCAAATCGCCAAGGAATCACCTTTTACGATCTGGTTCTACAATTATACGAAGATAATGAGATACTTAAACGTGTCGATGAATGGCGAGAAGAGAAAGGCTTTTAAGTAGGCAATTACTTTAGATAATATGTCCAAAAAAGACGAAGTTAAAAGATTAGTTAAGGCAGTAGAATCTGACAATTTTGAAGAGGAATGCGAAAACCAAGGATTCACAATATGCCAAAGCGCTGAGGAATCAAAATCAAAGAAAAAATGTAACATATGATCAGAATTATTTTAGACTCACTTATATAGTATAAGATCCTAAAAAGTTTACAAACCTATTAAATAGGATGTCGGTGTTCGTGGTTCATACATCGAATCAAAATGCCACACATTAAGTTTATATACCACTATCCTATTTACTCTAATATGGTAAAGAAAGGACAGATAGTTCTAGGAATTATCCTAATATTGATTAGTATTTCAATATTGAATTATGTAACAATTCCTGCAATAGCATCAGGTGGAGATACAATTATTGATATTCTCTGGAAGTATGTTATCGGTTGGGTTGGAACAATTCTATTAGGATTCTTAGCAACAACTGGATTAATAGCAATAGTGAAGAGTAAAGAAGATTAACTTTATATTAGGCTAATTACAGGCTTACTATAATGTTAATGCAGGAACTCGTCATGGAGGCAGATGCCGACAAATTTAAGACTATACCTAAATATCTTAATGCACTACCAAGATCAACTAAGGATGAACTACACGCGTTAGACTTGAAACTAATTCAAAGAGGTCAACAAGTACCAATAGAAGTTAGGAAAAGTGATATGGGAATTTTAGATGGTTATACAAGACATGATTTGTTAGGGCAAAGAGGTGTTAAGGTAAAATACATATTCAAAGAATTTGCAAGTGAAGATGAGGAGTTCGAATATGTTGTAGAAACAAATGTTATGAGAAGACAATTGAATATTTACCAAAGGGTTGAGGCTATGTATCAATTCTTTTTAGACGAGACACTAGCAAGAAGGGAAAAAGATAGAACCAGTCAGTTTGATGTTATGCAAGTTTTAAGTAAAGGATTAAAAAGTACTACCGATATTGAAAAACAAACAAAGTATAGTAAGAGAAGTGTTTTAAGAATACTAAATGAATTAAAAGATATATGGTGTGTCCGTCAAGGAGATAGTATTTACAAAAAACATGAAAACGGAAATGGTGGAACCTCGATGCATACTTGGACACTATTACCAAAAGGTGTTGAAATGCTTAGTAAGAGAGAGCCAAGAAAGGTGGGCGCAGTGGGTAACGTACTTGGTAAAATTATAGGTTGTGGTAGAAGCAGTGTTTTGTTTAGCGCGAGTATTTTAGAAAGGGGAGATGAAGACATGAAAGAAAAATGTAGAAATGGTACAATGTCAATAAGGGAGGCATACCATATACTTACTTGTGATAGTAAGAAAGGTAAAAAACACACATATCGATCTTGGTCACCATATAGTAAGATAAAATGTCCACACTGCGATCATATTGCGATTAAGAAAGAATACACGTTAGTAGAACGATAGTAACATATAAATAAGTGATATACCTTAGATAATACATAGGATGAGTTTAAAATGGGGAGAATCGAACAATGGTCATACGAGCAAAAGGTGGCTAGGAAACAAAAGATTGGTGACTACATACCATGCCCGATCTGTCGTAAACTTGATGGATTATCTACTTGGGAGGGTGAGAGGTATATGCGGTGCCAACACTGCGGAGCTGACTACAAAAAGAAACAGTTTTATAGGAAGAAAAAATAGCAGTTATAATGGTAAAGAAGCTAAAACTTGATGATGCATTCCTAATCAAAGTATTAACTAAACATGGATACAAAGTCCCAATGCCAGCAGGATATCTGCCAAAAGAGTGGGCTATATTTGCGTTAAAGTTATATGAGGTAGAGATGCTTGATCAGATACTTAGAAAATGAATAACAAATATTTTGGTAGTATAGAGGAGCTTAGTAAAGCAATAGATAAAGTTATTGAGGCAGAAAAGGATATTAAGGCAAGGATACCAGATCATCCAAGATATACACCAATGCGAATGCAACTTGACGCAGAAATTAAAAACTTAAGATGGTTAAAGAAAATTGCATTAAAAGAATGGCGTGAGGAAAAGAGGAACCCAATAATACAACCATGACACTATTCGGTAATGAGGTTACATTTGGTTTCGGTGATGGAACTAGGAAAAAGGTAAGATGTGAAGTTATGTGTATAGCCGACGGGGATTCGTGTTACCAATTATACAAGTTTGAGGACGGAAAACACACGTTTATATTAGAAACACATAGAAAAGAACTATTCGAATATGTGAAAAAACTATGAAAGTATATTTTGACGGTGGGCTTAGAAAAAACCTAATTGCAATTGTAAACGGAGATAACTACGTTGAGATAAAGAAAAGGTTATACGATAACGAGGACTATGAATGGGATGCCTTGGAACTCGCACTAGATCACATAAAACAATTAGATCCAGATCATAAAAATATAGAATTAATAGGTGATAATAACCAAGTGATAAGGTGGATACAATCAACAATACCAGAAGACGATAGTATTGTTAAACAAAAATGCCTGCATAAACTGACTAACCTAAGAGAAAGTGGACATCGCATAATTGGTATATGGGTAAAGCGTAACGAAAACCTAGCTGGTAGAGCATTGGAATATCATACTTCACATTCAAGTAAACCAACGGAATTCATGGCTAAATGGTACGCGTGTAGTAGGTGCGTATATAAAAGCCTAAGCGATAAAGAGAAAGAAGAACACTTTTATAACGAGCATATAACGAACGGATAATGGAAGACCTAAGCATTTACATAAGTGGGCCGATTGGTAATGCTGGAAAATGTACACCAGAGGAAATTGAGGCAAATGTTCATAGGGGAGAGAATATTTACATGGAACTTATTAGAATAGGTTGGAACCCAGAATGTCCACACATGAGTTATTATCCAGACAAACGTTGGAAAGAATCTGGTTTAGGTGGCTTTGATCATAAAACATGGTTAGAACTTGATAAACAAAAAGTTTGGAAAAACAAATACTTTTTCTATATGATACCTGAAATATATGGTGAATCCAAAGGAGCAAGAATGGAGTTGGAATGGGCTCAAAACTGGGGTAAAAGAGTATTTACAAGTATTGATGAGATGAGTGAAATTGAAATTAAAGTTTAGAGTATTAGAATATCTATCATTAACATCTTTTGTTTGGGCTCTATACTTAATATGGTTAATTCCATTTATGCTGTTTTGGGTTCAAATAGAAATGGATGAGTTTTGGAACTGGTTAATCACTGGAACCATATTTGAAATGATATTTTCTTATCCAATAATTAAAACGGTGGCAAAATATACACCAAGGATAACTTTATATTGGCAAGGACTTAGTGACCAACATGGTAAATAAAGAACTTAAGAAAAGGGATGCAATACTAGCAATAAAGGGAGTTGTTGATATTCCAAAATACAAAGTGCTTAGTCACCAATCAATACAGATTGATAAGGATATAGACTGGGGATTAGATATTCCAAAGGGAACAAAGACCGTGGCAGTTATATACTTGGGATAAGTATAATTAGTATGTGGTTATTTATATCAGAAAACATGCCAACGGTGATGATGTTATTTGTTCAATTGGTTCAAGAAATTAGGTAGAAATAAGGTCTTAGAGCCTAAATACCAAATTCGTCATAGAGTTAGAACAAATGGATGGATAATCTGTGAGTGTACGACTTGTGATAAATGTAACGGAATGTGTAGATGGGAAGATAGGGTATGTATTCCATGCTGGCATAAGAGACATACCAGCACAGTTATAAACGAAGAGGAGGAATAATTTATAATGGTAGGATTCGTAAAATGTTTTGTTTGTGGAATTCCAGCAAAGTCAGTATGTAAGGCATGTCAAAAACCAGTTTGTGTACCACATGTATATAGGCATCCTGCATGTAGTGAGGGTAAATAATGACAGAAGATAAATGGTTAGAACCAGATGATGATATAACACCTTTTGATACAAAATATGAAAAGGATAGAAAAAAGAAAAGAGCAACGGCAAGCAGTCCACTTGGTCACGATAGGGAAGATACAATTAAACAAATTAGTAAGGCAAAACGAACCAGTGAACAAAAAGCAGGACTTGTAAAAAATACAGAAAGTGGTAGTGTATTTGCGGAGGACGACGGTGCACCAGATAGAATACCAAGTGAAAGCATACATGAATTCGAAAACTTGGAAGTATGTGTTTGTGAATGCCATTTAAAAAACAAGAAAGACTGTATGCTTTGTTATGATCATCCTATACACCTAAAAGATAAAAGGGAACATTACGATAACAAAAAGGATACAAAGTCGGTAGATGGGTATGATGAGGCTAAAATAATGGAATTAATTGAGAAGGATAAGGCTAAAACAAAGAAAACTCCTTGGTGGAAATTCTAAAAATCACCAAAAAACACCTAAAATGTTGAAATAACAATGTTTATATACCTTACGTTAGGTATAAATACTGGTATGCAATGTGGAACATGTGGTCTATTACTAGATAGTGTAGACGAATCTCAAGTAATAAAAGGTGGACGGTATAGTGAGATCGAATACTTTTGTGAAAAACACAAGCCTATAACTTTTATAGAGGCTTAAAATTTTTTTTCGATAACTTTTTATAAGGAGGTTTTCACCTACAATTTAAATGGAAATATGCTTTATCTGCAAGGGAGACTTTAACGTAAAATATTGTAGTATGTGTAAACACTATCTATGCCAACACTGTAAGAATAATCCACCAAGACGTTTAATAGCATTCTTAAAGGAGAAACTAGGATGATACCTGTACCACAATTTCCACAATTGAAAGGATTAACTGGTGAGGCTAGGAAAAAAGCAATAGATGATATTTTAAGAGGTTGTATAGCCGACGGTGGTGTATTCATTGAAACTGGATATGATGAAGAGTTTATGGAAAAGAAACAAAGTGAATGGAAGAAAAAGGTTATGGAGTTGTTAAAGAAATAATGTATGTATGTAAGAATTGTAAAGAAACAAACGCGCCAGATTATCAAGTAGGAAATTTCTGTGAGTTTTGTATTGAGGGTGAGAGACATTGACGTTTGGTGGTAATGCGAGTTATAAAACCCTATTTCATAGAAAAGATAGAGAGTTGGTAGAAGGTTATCTTAATTGTTTTAAAGCCGAATTGAAAACCGTTAATGAAATGTCCACGTTACAGTTGGGTGTAAAGAATTATAGGTGGGTTGAGTTGAATGCAAAGAAGGAGTTTTGTGAGAAGTTACTTGGCAGGAAAAAAGGGTAAAATAAGATCATTTAAAACTGGTGCGACCAGAGATACTGATGAGGGAAAACACGATTTTGAAGGATACTTATCACCAACAGTAATAAATAGATTTGGAGAATATATGACAAAGAATAGAATACAATCTGATGGTTCACTTAGAGATTCTGATAATTGATGCCAAAAGAACAATACATGAAAAGTATGTTACGACATGTTTTCGATACATGGCTTGAACATAGAGGTCTTCAAGGTAGAGATGAAGTTGAAGAATCAATATGTGGTATTATATTTAACGCGCAGGGATACTTACACGAATTGTTAAAAGAACGCAAGTATTTGGAAAAGCCTCGGAAGAAATAACCATTACGCTTATATATAGAACACTTATATAGTGGTTGTATGAATTTGGATATTCCTAGTGCTAAACGAGCTTATAACTGGTTTCATCATAGTTTCCCCGATTATAGAAATAATGAAATGTGTGCACCCGAAGACATTATGTTAAGAAATAAATTGGAGAAGTTCTTACTTGCCAGCGGTCAATAAGAAATGTATGCAGTGTGGAATACCACTAACCAAGAAAGAAAAAGATTATTGCAAAATCTGTAAGAGGTTTGTATAATGAGATCAATATGTAGATTCAAGGAATGTGAGGCATACGGTCATATAAACGCAATTTATGTAAAGACCCAAGATCCCAAAATGGATACCTTTGAATTGGAGTGGTGTTCAGAATGTGGAAGAATCCAAAACTTTTTCAGATAACAACACTTATAAAAGAGTAAGTTCTTAATACTTTAACTTCTAAAAAGGAGGTGAATGAGAATGAGTGAGAATGATACAATAAACCCAGCCGATACAAATCAGCAAGTTTCTACTGAAGAGAGACCTAAAGCCGTAAATCAAAAATTGATTAGTGGTAAGGAGGTATTTATTACTGCATATACACATACAAGAGGTAAAGCAGGCAAATACCATAGACCAGATCAGATAGGCGCAGATAACAAAGTCGATTACTGGACGTTTGCAACTAGCGAGAGTTTTAGTCTACCACCTAAAAAAGGTGAAGCACCTGAAGCAATATGCAACTTCTTTACAACTGAAGCAGTTAGTAAACAAATCGAGAGAATTCCAGACTATGCTAATGCGTTAGCCCAAGGAAAACGAATCGGCCCAGTTAAAGTGGTTTTAAGAAAATCAAACAAAGAGGGAGGTAATGATTACTGGTGCCTTGCGTTTGAAAATGATGAAGATTACAAGTAGTAATTAGAATCATTTAATTAGGGTATAACCCTTTTCCTTTTTTATGAAGTGTGATAATAGATGTGGTAAACAAGCCATTTATAGACAAAACAAATATACAGTTTTATGTATTAATTGTTGGTGGATAACAGCAGATAATCTTTTAAAGTCTTGGCATGAGGATAAAACAAAACCTGAACCTTGGATATTCAACCGAGATAAGTTAATATAGGGTAAAATCCAACGTTAAATGTGAAACAATACCGTAACAGTATGCAAATATGCGAATCAATACTCCAAGCAACACAAGATGGTGGTATGGCAGGCATACAAGTTACTACTTTAATGACAAAGGCAAATATGCCACATCCTAGACTAACAAAATTTATGAATAAACTAATTGGTAATGAACTTGTAAACAGAATAGAGGTAAAGGGAAAACACACATTTATCATAACCGAGAAAGGTAGAATATACTTGGAAAAATACAAACAGTTTGCAGATTTAGCAGGCACTTTTGGTTTAGACTTATGAGAATAGCAATAGTTGGCGCAGGTAAACTAACTGAAAACGAGGAAAGAGACGCGAGACAATTAATAGGAATAATTCTAACTGATGCATTAAATGAGAATGGTGATGACTTGTATGTTGTTAGTGGTGGTTCAAAAGGAATAGATACAATTGCAGAGGATATAGCAATACCACTTAACATAAAAACTACAATTTACAAACCAGAAATAGAACAATGGGAAGACAAAGACGGTAAACGTGGCTACAAGTCAAGAAATTTATTGATTGCAGAGGATTGTGATAAACTTTATTGTTTTCCAGCAGGATATAGAGATAGAAGATGTTACCACTGTGACCAAGATCACCAAGTAGGTGGAGGATGTTGGACTATGTGGCAGGCAAGAAGAATAGGCAAAGAAACAAAAATGATGCCTCCAATTAAAAGATGATTTATCCATAATGCTTTTATAACAATTTAACGTATAGTATATATGGATTATGACGTTTGTGTAAAATGTAACTTACCTTATGAAGACATACATACATTGCCTTGGTGTGATGATTGTTCACCAGAAACACTAGTAGAAGCATAAGTTTAAATTACTCAAGTATTGGAAAACTGTAATGATAGGAATATACGCTGGACGTTTTCAGCCGTTCCATTTAGGTCATTTCGATGCAATACAACATCTTTTAGAAAGGTGTGATGAAACATTCGTATTGATTTGTTCGAAAAGAGGCATTAATCTATTAGACGATAAAAACCCGTTTACTTATCAAGAACGCAAAGATATGATGAAATTTTACAAGAATAGGGTACATTTTATACATATATGCGATCAAGAATCAGACGAAGAGTGGACTAGAGTGATCGAGAAAGAAATGCCAAAAGGAAGAAAAGTATGTTTTACAAATAATCCAAGAACTGCACAAGCGTTTAAAGACCACAAGTTTGAGGTTCAACCAATACCAATAAAACAAAATGGACTTAATGCTTCATTAATTCGGAAGCTTATTATAAGGAACGAAAACTGGGTTTCCTTAGTGCCAAGTGGAACAGAAACAGTAATCAATGAGGTAAGACATTATGTGTGAGTGTAAACTATGTTTAAAGGAGAGAGTATTTTTAAAGTGGGCTAATGGTTCAAATTATGGAAAATTAGTCTTTCATTACAAATTAACCAATGCTTTTATACAGAAGGTAACGATTATATAGTACGAGGATTTGATGAGATTAAATGTTTAGTAAACTAATAAAAATAGACTTACACAAAATAGGACTTAAAAAAGATGACCTAATTCATTTGGAGGGATTTAGTGATATACATTATGGTGGAAGAAACCACTTACCAAAATTATTTGATAGAAGAATGAAAGCAGTAATTGGAGATCCAGCAAGATTCACATTTTATGGTGGAGACCAATTGGATGCAATTACACCAAAAGACAAAAGGTGGCAAAAAGAAAGTGTAACCGAAAATTCACTTGAAGCCCAGAAAAAAGGATTTTACAAAGTAACACAAGATTTAACTGAATTACATATTGCCAATAAAAAGAAAGATGGACATGGCAAAGTACTCTGGGGACTCGCAGGAAACCACGAATATAACAATAGGGAAATTGATCAAGAGTGGATTCAAACATTTTTCGAGGGATATAAGGATAAAGAAGATGGAAAAGTTTATGATGGTTTAGGTGTTGATTACCTAGGTAGCCGAGCATTAATAGGTTTAGAAATACAATACAAAGGTAAACCACTTAGACGTTGGACTATCTTAAGTGTTCACGGATTCGGAGGTGGAGCTAACGCCTACACACCACTTCAAAACTTAATGTGGAACCACATAGCAGATGTTTACCTAATGGGACACTTACACCAAAAAATGAGTATGGAAGAGCAAATGGTTAGTTTTAATTACAAGACTGGAAATGCACAACAAAGAACAGTAGTACTTGGTAACACAGGTAGTTTTACTGCCACAATGCTTGACGGTGTTGACCAGTGGTATGAAAGAAGAAACAAAATGAAGCCTGCCGTCGCTGGAACTATAACAATTTCATTTGACGCATTGAAAGGGGAATTACACCACCATATATGACAGAATTAGAAGACGATTCAATTACTGGATCTACATCAATGGAATTAAAAAACCCAGAAAAGAAAATTAAAAAGTCAATGTATAAGGAAAATACAGAGCATAGGTTTTTCACAAATCCCGAAGGTAGAATAAAGTCAGATTATGTGATAGTAGATTACTACCAACATAATGGTAATTCGTGGAGATCGGTAAAAGAAATGAGGGATGATATGGGATTGGCAGAAAGAACAGTCCATAGTTCAACCGAAAGAATGGTAAAGCATGAAATATTGAAAGTTAAAACTATAAAATACCCAGATGGTCTGGGAAGAATGAGGGATACACGCCTATTCAAATTAGCCAAGGCTCCAAGGTTAAATAAGAACAAAACACACTAGTCCTGCATGGGTAAATATTTTCATGTAAGAGAGAGTAAATGGACACAAGATTTTAGAGCATTTAACCTTCAAGATAGTGCAGAATATGGAGTTACATATAGTGCAACAAAACAGGTATGGATTACTCTACACAGACACGAAAGTATGGAAAACATAATTAATACGGTAAACCACGAAGCATTACACCAAGCGATTAGGGAAGACATTATAGAAATCAAAGATCGAGTTGGTGATGTTAAAATCAAGATGGATGAATCAGAAAACATGGATGGTGAGCAGGAACACGAATTAATGAAAAGAGTTATATGGGCAGAAAATGACTGGCTATTTTAACATTATTAATTATTTATGCTTTAATATGAAAACTAGTAATAATTATTATGGTGATACAACCTGAAAATTGTACGGTGTGTGGACATTCCAAAATGAAGAAGATAGGCGACATAAAGAATACTAGGCTATTTATCTGCCCAGAGTGTTTTGCCGAACAATCCCAGTTTATTGGGAAAGTGGTATGTGAGCATGAATATGATGATAGGAATTCCAATAAATGTATCCACTGTGGAGAGCCAAGTATTAACTATAAATAATCAATGCTTATAACGTGTGCAATCAAAACAAAGTATGGATCCAATACTACCAACAATATTAGCTGGTTTAATCGTAACAGTTATAGGTGGAATTATAGTAAGCTCAATAAGAAGTAAATATAGAAATAGTGCCGAAAAAACGAAAGAGGATAAGGAACTTATCAAAGAGCTTATAAAAATGGTTCAAGCACAGAAAAAGGATATTTGGCGTTTAAACAAAACCGTACTAATTATGGCAAAAATCATAGACGATCAAACAACCAAAAACCATCCCGAACTTACTGCCACACTTGAGGATATCGCGACTGAGTTGCTTAGGGAATCAGATAAGAGTTAAATAGTAGGATTCAGGTATATGATCATGGCAAGTGTAATAGATAGAATTACAATAAACAATATCTTGGCAGTCATTCTAATTGCAACATACGCAGGAATGTGGGCTTTTACTTTGTTTAGTGCAGTTACCGATATTATACCAGAAGGGGAAACTCGTATGGCAGTTGGTTTAGATGCATTAGAAAGTATGTCTAGTATTTTAGGAACTATGACTATTATAGTGATCTTGGTAGTACAATATCACTTTAGAAAAGCACAAGAAACACCTGTAGTATAAGAGCCTATAAGGTTATATACTACAAACCCTATTTATTTTTAATGTCTGATGACTTAGAAGGATTAGATTTAACCGATGAAGAAATAGCAGAAAAAACTGCAAAGTTTAATCAACAAAAAGAAAAGGAAAAATTGGAAGAAGTTAGTTTTAAAGAATTTTCAAAACCAACTAAACCTGATAGTAAAGTAATAGTTACTGAGGAGGTAAAACAAGTAATTAAAAAAGATCCATTAGAGTCAAGAAAACAAGAACTTAGAGATAATCAAGAAAACGAATATGCAGATCCAGAGAATATTTATGTAGAAATTAAGATACCAGAAACAGGAAAGGTAGGAGAAAACTGTGTAATTAAATTTAGTGAAAAGGTACCACTAGCTCAAGTTGTAATTAGTGCAAATATGAAATGGCTTAAACGTGACAAATATGATAAAGCAAGTAAGCCTGAATTAATTTGTAAAGGTTTTATTATAGAAGAATTTAAAGATGTGAAAGAGGTAAAGGTTCCTTGGGAAGATATGTATCCAAACAAAGATGGAGTGAAAAATCTATTGAAGGCAGGAGAATACATGGTTGAGGCGAGAGGATGGAGTAAAGAAGCTTACAAAGAAACAACTGCAAGAAGACTGGTTCAAGTAACCAAGGATGAATAAAATGGGACGAAGAACAAGTAGAACTGAAACTACTGATTATAGATGTACTATACACGATTCTAACAAAGTCCAAATGGAGTTTATAGAAACTCAAACTGAATGGGCAGGAAAATGGGATAAACCTATAATGTATTATGAGGTTATAGGAACTTGTAGAACTATGTCAGAAAGGCAAGTAAGAAGAGCCTTAAACTATGCAATGACCACATGGGACTTGGAAATACCAATTGTTTTCAAGCCAGTTTGGTGGAAAGGAAATAGAACGCAGGAACCTGATATTACAATTGATTTTAAAGGAAGAGATGAAGACGAACAATTCAAAAAAAGCCCAAGTGTTTTGGCATACGCATACTTCCCAGCACAAGGTAGCGTAAGTGGTCAAGTTGTATTTAACAATGATTATATCTGGGATTTTGTGGGATTAGGAATTAAAGCAAGCAAAGCACTTAGTAAAGGTTGGATAACTGGAACTAACAACCCCGATAACACAATAAGAACATATTCAGTAATTGCAGTGTTGATACATGAACTAGGACATAGTTTGGGATTAAGACATGATGTTAGTGGAAACAATGATGGAACGGATAGTATGGATGCATTTTATTCTGGTAAATCAAGATTAGAACTAAGTGTGAGAGATATTAGTAGAATTGTGGCAAAATATGGTGCTCGCGTGTATTCAAGAGTTAATCATTACGCAAGAATAAAAAATGCCTTGCGTAGAGGAAAACTAAGATTACTGATTAGATAATATGCTTAAATACTTTATTATACAAAAATAACTATGCCTAATAGATTCATAAGAGACGCAAATAATGTATTGCAATTCAAAGGAACCGTTGGAGGTTTAGTTGATCAAACAGTTGTAAACGCAGATATTGCACTTGCTAGCATTCAAGCAAACAAAATTTCTTACTTTAAGAGCACAGAAATCACAGGTACTGGTTCAGAGGTAGATACAGCACACGGACTTGGTAGAACACCAGCCCTAGTTATTGTTATCCCAACTGAAGTTACTGGTATTGGTTCATATATTGAGGGAACTCACGATGCAACTAACGCAAAGGTTACATGTGTTTCTGGCGACAAATATGTAGTTATCGCACTGTAAGAGAATCTTTTTTTTTAAATCCCGTAAAATATGCTTATATAATAATTAATACAAACTACTATTATGCCAGTACCTTCTACTAATTGGAAAGAAGCAACAGATCCTAACGCAGGTTCAAGTGTTATCTACGGAGCACCTGATGTTAAGAAAATCAGTCAAGTTTTCAATGGAGATCTTGATGTTGACGACATTGATATTAATTCACAATTCTTTATTAGAGACGGCAAATTACATATTATAAACCCAGCAGGCGACTTTACTTATATCGTTCAATCTTCTGCAATCACAGCAGATAGAGATGTTACTTTCCCTCTTTTAACAGGCAATGACGAAATTACATTTAACGCACAAGCTCAAAACCTTACAAACAAAGGTATTGACATTAGTGCAATTTTAGGATTACCAATTACACAAACTGCAATCTCAACAGGAGCATTGGCAGTAACTTCAACAGCAATCGAAGTAACAGCAGAAACTGGAACTGTAGATACACTTGATACCTTAACAGGATTATCAGACGATGATGTTGTAGCATTATACGCAAAAATTGGAGATACAATTACAATAACACACAACCCAGCACCTGCCTCAGATGATTTATTCTTACAAGGCGGAGTAGATATTAATCTTTCAGAAACCGTACCAACATTACTAGTTAGAAAAGCAGGAGTGTTTACACAATTCGCAGGAAGTGGAACAACTACATTCTTGGACACATTATTCAGAGTTCAAGACGACGGTGATACTTCTAAACAAGTAGCATTTAGTAACGCAGGAGCAACTACAGCAACTACACTTACATTAATTTCAATAGCAAGTACAGACAGAAGTATTACTTTCCCAGACGCAGATGATACACTTGTAGGTCAAGCAACAAATGATGTTTTAACAAACAAACAAATTGATTCCGATAACAACACTATTACAAACATTGCAAATGCAGATATTAAAACAAGTGCAGATATAGCACCAGCAAAAATCGCAGTTAATAACGCAGACTTAATTGTTGGTGATGGTTCTAATGAAGGACAAAGTGTAACAATGAGCGGAGACGCAACACTAACTAACACAGGTGTATTAAACTTAGATCCAAAAAGATTCAGTTCAATTGGAGATCTATTAAACCAAGCAAACAATGACAGAAACCATGCACACTATTTAGATACAACACCAAATACAACTTTCTTAGGTACACCATTACCAGTAACACCAATTACAACCACATTATTAGAAGGTTGGTGGAGTAATTCTTATGGTACTCAAGAAATAATTACTGACGACGCATTCTTTGACGGTGGAGTAGCACATACAAGTTCACCTTCAACTCAAGAGGGTTGGCTAACAAGTGACCATACTAAATTTACAATAGATCCAGTTAATGATAGAATGACTTGCCAGTGTGTAGGTGATACTACAAACGACTCAGTAAGTTTCGATTATGGATCAGACAGAAATAATTCTCTTTGGACTGCAAGATTTAGAACATTAATCTCAGCAAAAGCAGACGGTGCAAGCGGTGGAGATATTTATATTGGATTAAGTAACTTAGATTCTGGTAGTGCTTCAACAGCAAATCATGACTTTATGGGAATTAGAATTAAAAATAGTGCAAGCACAACATACACAGTAGAAAGTGTTGAAGCAAACGAACAAGGCTTAGAAACTTCAACAATAGAAGAAACTTTCGTTGTTGTTATGGAACCAGATATTTGGTATCACTGGGAAATTATTAGAACAGGAACTGGAACATTTACATTCCAATTCTTTGGAGTAGACAAGAAATTTGTTTACGCAAGTTCATTATTAAAAACAGTATCAATAACAAGTTTAATAGATAATTTAGCACAATGGAAAATTACCAATGACGCAAGTATAAGTAATTCTGGAGATAGAACAATAGAATTCGATATGTTACAATTTTGGAACTCAGATAGTTCTATTCTAAGATGTAATGTAACTGGTGAACCAGCACAAGGTGTACTTAATGTAGATATTGCTGGTAATGTAAATGATTACTGGGTTTCTGATACTGCAAAAGGTACAGGTGACAATTATCCACCACAATTAATTCTAGGACACGCTATTCCAAGAATGGTTGAAGACTTTACAGAATATAGTAATATAGAAGAAGCACACGTTAAATGGTTGCCACAAGATAGTGCAAACATTGATATTAATGTAGTTGATAATAGACTTGACTTTGACTGTAAACGTGATAACTCTAATGATAGTATAAGTTATGCACTTGGTTCAGATATTACACCAAGCGCATTAAGTAATATTGAATGGGAAATGAGAATGGAATTAACAATAACTTCACACTTTGCAAACACAACAACTCCAGCAGAATTATTTATCGGAGTTGATCAAAGAGATAGTACAATAGGTGCAAACGGAACACACCACAGTATTGGTATAAAGGTTACTCACGCAAGTAATGAAAGTGCAATCGGTGGATATGATTCTGCACTTAATGGAGTATTAAATAATTTAGCAGACGCAGTAATAGTAAACCCATATGTATTGGGAACTAAATATTATATTAGAGTTTATAGAAATACGGGAACAGGATATGGAGTGTCTGTATATAGTGATGAAGATATGAAAATTGAAACACATGAAAATGCTACTTTAGACTGTGTATCAACATTAATTACAATGGATCACTTTATTGTTAAGAATAACAATGACGCAAGTACAAGTGATTCTACTATTCAAGGAAAAATAGAGAAAATACAGATTTGGGACGACGCTAACAGAGGAAAGAATGCATTCCCAATACAAGGAACAGGTAATCCAGACAATGTTGGATTAAGAGAAATGCACTATGATCCAGTAGGATATGCAATTCACTTCCAAGCAGATAGATTTAAAGAAACACAGTTTAAAATCAGACAGAATATTACAGGAAACTTATTCTTCACAGACGCAGATACTGTTAGAACAATAGATACTGCTGATATTACAGATGATGTATTTAGATTCTTCGTAGTAAACAGGGTTTTAGAAGGAAACCACCAAACTCCAACACTTTGGACTCAAATTGTAGGAACAACTGATTCTAGTGGAATTGTAATTAATAGAATTATGTATAGAAGATACCACGTAGATGTTACAGCACACTTCCACTACAGACTTGAGAAGAATACAGTTGACAATCAATGGGACGAAGACGATCCCGATGGCGTAAGAACCGTAATGTAGATAGAATAGCTCAAAATATGCTTATATACAATATTCAATAAACTAATATCATGCCAGAAGGAATTTTCAAATGCGGAAAACATGATTTTTCTTGTGATTCTATGGAAGAGTTGACAGCACATAACGCTGATAACGTTCATACAATTTATGGGACAGCACCATGTAACCAATGTGGACTATCACAAAAATTTACCTTTACAGGTAAGTTCGGAGCAAAACCACCAGCACTTTGTCAAGAATGTAAAACCATGCTTCTACAAGGGAGTTCAGAAGAAGAATGACCGACATAGTAGATAACGGTATGGTTGATAAAATCGGAGCAAATGAGTTAGGTAGTTTTGAGCAAGCCACAAAAAGAGGATTCGAGGAACACCAAGTAATTCACGGCTTTGTAACCGTTGTTAAAAACGAAGGTAGAGAAGATGAAGAAGTTCTTTGTAAGAATAAACACAATCTTTTAACTACAGCAGGAAGAGACGCAATGCACGACGCACTATATGTCGAGCAAGTAACTGCAACTCAACTGGGATTTAACATTATTGCACTATCAGTAAACGCAAGTGGAGCAGACGCTTCACACACATTTGTAGCTGGTGAAATTACAGGAGACGGCTTAGAAAGAGTAGACGCTTCAATACACACACATATTCCAACACAGAATACATCAACAGTAGCCAATACTTTCACAGCTGGAGGAATCCACACCGCAGTACAATTAGCAGGACTATTTGATATAGACACCGCACCAGTCTCAGGTACATTGGGACACGAGAATACGTTTACACCAGCAAGTCTTCAGTTAAACGATACACTAACAGTTACTTGGACTTTAACATTAGGGTAAACAAATTTTCTTTTTTTATGCTTATTTGCGAGTAATGATATTGTATATTAATGACTGATTTCCCAAGAGGGCTTAACGATACGGTTACGCGTAACGATACTCTAAACAGAATTATTCTATTTTTAAGAGTTGTTTTAGATACTGGTGGATTCTTCCCAAGTGGGTTTAGCGCCAGTGGATTTACAAAAGAAATAGTTCAAGTAATAGAAAATCTGAATAAAGGGGAATTAGTAAAACCAGCAGAGAATATTGGAATACCTAGTGATAATATAATAGAAGCTATTGTAAATAAATTTGGATTATTAAGAAATGCAATTGAAAATATTACTTCAAGTAGTCCAGTAACTAGAATAGCAAAATTTATCAGAAATGCAATTAACGGAAAAGGATTTACAGTAACTGGTTTAACAAAAAGTGGATTTACTTTAGAAAGTGCATTAGGTTTAGAAGACAGTGTTGTAAAAGGAGAGTTTAGAAAAACATTAAACGGATTTGTTGTAAACGATACAGTACTTAGATTCATAAACCTGTTTGGTAATATACGATTTATTGATGATACCGTTATAACTTCTGACATAACAAATAGATTAATTGATATGTTTAGAATAATATTACATTCAGGTGGTATTACAAAGACTGGTTTCACACCAAGTGGATTCGTTGTAGGCGATGATGGAATAATTATTACTGGAAATATTAGTAAGGGTTCAAGTAGCCCAATACTTGAAACAACAATATTTGATGATGTGGTTGGTGGAGTGATCAACGCATTCGGATTTTTGAGAAACATTGGTAACACAGTTGCACAGAGTGATATTGTAGGAAGATTACTTGTAAGTAGTAGATCCATTTTAGAAAGCAGAGGCTTTACATTAACTGGATTTACTCAGGGTTTCACTTATGGTGGTGTTCTCTTTGAAGATGCCGTTATTAAATCTATCGGATTAGCCGAAACAGTAATTGGTGCCGAGATCAATGTGTTAAGTGATACAATAGAAGATAGACTGATCGCATTAAAACGAAACATTAATAATACCGTTACACAGAGTGATAGTGTAATAAGGGTAATAGAAGCCTTTAGAAATGTGCTGGAAGTGACAGGATTCACTTTCACAGGTTTTACTCAAAGTGGTTTCGTATTAAACCAATATTATGTTACCGATATTGTAAACCGTGTTAGAGAGGTAGGCAGAATAATTAACACTGGCGACATAATAACAAGAAATGATGTTGTTGCTGAGATAATAAACGAGTTTGGAAACTTAAGATTTATCGTAGAAACTGTAACACAATCTGATAGTGTAGATAGAGTTATTGAATACTTTAGAAATATTTCTGAACAGTTTGGGTTCGTAATTAGTGGATTCACAACAAGTGGGTTTACCCTAAACACAGGTGTACCAATACTTGATGATGCAATGCAGGCAAGTGGTGACTTTTTCAGAGAAATATTCGAGACTAGTGGATTTACTCTAACTGGATTTACCGAAGGATTCTACCACGCAGGAGGTGTGTTCGTAGGTGATGTAGTTAGTAGACTTAATGTATTAACAAGAATATTAGCCGAAAGCGAGTCAATTAGCGATGCAATAAAGAGAGGTGTAACATATGGTATGGTAGAAAACATAACTATACCAATTGAAACTATTATAGGATCACTTGGAGCATTTAGAACATTATTAAGCAGTGTTGGATTTACAGTTAGTGGATTCACCAAAAGTGGATTCGAGTTTAGTAAAGGTATATACAACCAAGATATAATACAAATTGTTAAACATACAGGAAATCTATTTAGAACAATTAACGAAACAGCAGGATTTAGTTTAACTGGATTTTCTACAAGTGGATTCTTTAATAATGGTGGAGTGTTTGTACTTGATACAATACAGAAAGATGTAAGTAAATTCTTGGGAGCAAACATAACTGCATTGGGTGATCAAGTTGCAACAAAGTTTGACTTTTTCAAAGAATTACAAGGATTTTCTTTCCATCCAAACACTTCCGAGATAATTGGATCTGTAGTTGATGTTGTAAGAACAATAATAGAAACAACTGGTTTCGTAAGAACTGGATTTAGTAGTACAGGATTCGTGTTTGATAACGCAATATATGTAGATGATAGTCCACTTGGTGTGGTTAGAATTACTGAGTTATTTAGAAATATTGTAGAACAAAGTGGATACACACTTAGTGGTTTTACATTATCTGGGTTTAGGTTTAACGGTGGAGTTTATTTATTAGATAGTATAGGTAAGGCAGTTGGTAAACAATTAAGTGAAACTATAACTACAAATGATGATGTTGTAGGTGTTATTGGTAGAGTAGTAAACCTTGTTAATACTGTTGTGGTTAGTAACATAATAGATAGAGTACACGGTTTAGTTAGAACAATATCAGCAGGAAGTTTTACCATTAGTGGATTCACACTTAGTGGATTCTTTACTGAGAGTAATAAAATTATAATAGAAGATATAGTTGTTGGAGTTACTAGAATAGCAAACTTCTTTAGAAATATATTGGAGGCAGGAGGATTTACCCTAACAGGATTCGTTATTAGTGGGTTTAAGATAGGTGGAGCAGGACTTAATGATGTTGTAACTGCATTTAGATCACAGTCAGTAACAATTAACGATACTCCAATAATTGCGATTAGTGATGTTGTTGCTAGAATAATAAACGAGTTTGGAAACTTGAGATTTGTAACCGAAAACGTTGTTGTAGGTGATATAGCAAACAGACTAACTGTTGCGTTTAGAAGTGTAATAGATGTTCAAGGTTTTACTATTAGTGGATTTACAATAACTGGATTCTTTACACACGCGACTGCGATTAGTGATATTATAAGTGGTATCCAAGATAGACCAAGATTTATCGCAGACGGTGTTACTGGATTACTAGATGAGGTTGGTAGAAAGATTAGATTCCAAAGAGGATTACATACATTCCAACTAACAGACTTTATCATACTTAGTGATGTAGCAACACAGTCAATACAAAGAATATTATTTGTTGCCGAAAATGTAGTTATCAACGATCCTATTATTAGAATTATAACAAGTTTTAGAACAATAGGTGAAACAGTTATAGTTCCAGTTGAGGAATTAATTAATGGTTTCACTAAATTCGGAGTTATAAGTGAAGATGTTATAATAAATGATATTGTAGGTAGAGCAACTTCATTATTAAGAATTATCAGTAACACAATAACTACTGGTGACGTTGTTAGTGGAATAATAAACTTCTTCGGTATATTTAGACCAGCAATTGAAACTATTGTAGTTGATGATGGAGTTGATAGACTATTGGTTTCATTAAGAGCAATATTAGAAGATTCATTCAGTTTTACATTAAGTGGATTTACTGCCAGTGGTTTCTTATATGCTGGTGGAGTTGCTGTTGGTGATGTTATAGAAAGAGGATTTGGGTTTGTTGGTGAAATTAACACTGGTGATATAACTGCAATATCTGATGATGTGGTAGAAATAATTAATGAGTTTGGAAACTTAAGATTCTTTGCAGACACAATAACACAAAATGATACTGTTATTAGATTACTTGATCAATTTAGAACATTCTTAGAAATTCAAGGATTTACCACAACTGGATTTACTGCTAGTGGTTTCTTCTTACAAGGTGGAGCATTCATACATGATAGTATTAGTTCAATAGTAAATGTAGATTTAATTAGAAACATATTCGAAACAAGTGGATTTACCCTAACTGGATTTACCGAGGGATTCTTCCATGATGGTGGTGTATTCGTGGGTGATGTGGTTAGTAGAATTAGTGTATTAACAAGAACAATAACAACTGAAAACATACCAATACTTGATACAATAAAGAAAGCAATTACATATGGAATGTCAGAGGCAGTTACTATTCCATTAGAAGTTATTGGTAGACAGATAGATAACTTTAGAATTGTGTTGGAGGAAAGTGGTTTTACTGCAACTGGATTTACAGAAGGATTTGTAAAGTTTGGTGGAATATTTGTTAGTGATAGTGTAATTAGGGTTACTAGTGGTGACTTTTTCAGAAACATATTTGAAACTGCTGGATACTCACTTAGTGGATTCACAGCAAGTGGTTTCTATAAGAACGGAGGAGTGTTTGTAAGTGATGTTGTAGACAGAATGCTAACACTAACTAGAGTTACAAGTAGTACAACAATATTAGATGATATTATAAGTAGACTTGGTGATCCATTCTCAAGAATTGCTAGTGAAACAACTGTGTTAGATGATGTGGTAAATAGAATTAGTAACTTTGCAAGAACAATTAGTGAGTCTAGTGGTTTCACATTTAGTGGATTCACACTAAGTGGGTTTACCGAGAATTTTGGAATTTCTGTATCTGATGTTGTAGACGGACAGGCTTCAATACACGCATTTTTCAGAACAATATTTGAGGGAACTGGATTTACTGTTACAGGATTTACCGATGGATTCGTGCAGGGTGGAGTGCAGATATTCGATATTATAACAAAAGGAGTTTCATATTCTATAATTGATACAGTAACACAGTTAGATGATGTTATAGGTCAAATCAACTTGTTTGGTACGGTGAGACCTATATTTGATACTGTTACACAAGGAGATAGTGTTGTAAGGGTTATTGAAATGTTTAGAACCATATTTGAAACCAGAGGATTTACTTTAACTGGATTCGCTTTAAGTGGATTTACATCACCAGAAACAACTGGTGGAGGTGTATTCTTTAGTGAGATTATAACATCTAGTGTTGGAGCAATTAGAACAGTAATTGGATCAGAAAATATAGTATTAGGCGATATAGTTGAAAGAATAGCTGGATTTTCAAGAACATTGACAGAGTCAATTAACCCACTTGATAGTGTTGATAGATTAATAGTCCTACTTAGAGAGATATTGGAAGTTAGTGGATTTACAGTTAGTGGATTTACTGCAAGTGGATTTGTAATTAATATAACTCAGTTCGTAGGTGATACAGTTAGTGGTAGTTTAGGTCAACTTAAAAATATTACAGATAATCAAATATTACTTACTGATGATGTAGTCACAGGTGGAATTGGACATGTATTTGCTATTCTAAATGAAACAGTGTTACAAGTGGATTCTATTATTAGAGTACTTGATCAGTTTAGAAATATAGTAGAGATTAGAGGGTTTACTTGGAGTGGGTTTACTGATAGTGGATTCTACAAGTTGGGTGGAGTATTACTTGAAGATAGTATTAGTACGGTGGAAACTGGTCTCGACTTCTTTAGAGAAATATTCGAATCTAGTGGCTTTACACTTACAGGATTTACCGAGGGATTCGTACACGGTGGAGGGGTGTTTATTGGTGATGTAGTGGCAAGAGTTACTTCATTAAATGTAGCCCTTGTTGACACTATATCACAGTCAGACGTCATTGCCAAAGTCTTATCTGCTATTAGAAATATAGGTGAACCTGTTATAAATGTTTCTAACATAATTGGTAGAAAGTTAAACAACCTAAGAATTATATTAGAGGAGAGTGGTTTTTCAATTACTGGATTTACAGAAAGTGGATTTGTAAACTTCGGTGGAATACATGTAGCAGATGTAGTAATACCTCTAAAACATACTGGGAACTTATTTAGAGAGATATTCGAATCTAGTGGATACACACTTGCTGGCTTTACATCAAGTGGATTCTTCCATGACGGTGGAGTATTTATCAGTGATACTATTAGTAAGGATGTAGGTAAATTTATCACAGATACAATAACAAATAACGATATTGTAGGTAGAGCAACGATTCCATTATTAAGAACAATGGTTGAGGGTGGTATATCGTTCTTAGATTCAATTGTAAGAAAGGTTGACCTTAACAGAATAATAAGTGTGATTAGTGGATTCGTTTACACTGGATTTACTGAAACTGGATTTGTAATTGATAGAGGTGTTATTGTAGATGAAATTATAGGTGGAACCACAAGAATAGGGAACTTCTTTAGAGATATTGCAGAAAGTAGTGGATATAGTCTAAGTGGATTTACACTAAGTGGATTCGTTCAAGGTGGAGGAGTTGCTATTAATGACTTCATATTCCCAAGATTCTATAATGCTTATGTAATAATAACGGAAAACACTATATTATCTGATATTGTAGAAGAAATAATTAACGAGTTTGGATTCTTAAGACCAGTAATTGGTGCCGAAATCATAGTAATTAGTGATAGTGTTATAAGAAAAATAGACGCATTTAGAGGATTATTAGAAAGCCGAGGATTTACATTTAGTGGATTCCAACTTAGTGGATTTACTATAAGTGATGGTATTGGTGGAGTATTCATTAGTGATGTTGTAATAGGTGTTAAAGGGTTTATCAGGGATATTACAACTGGTGATACAACTTCAATATCTGACGTTGTAGCAAGAATAATTAACGAGTTTGGATTCATAAGAAATGTATTAGAGGTTGAACCAATATTTGATACAATTACAAGACAATTATCTTTGAGTAGAATACTATTACAAATTCAAGGTTTTATTTCAACTGGATTTACTAGTAGTGGATTCTTCCTACATGGAGGTGCCAATGTATTTGATTCAATAACTGCAATAGTACCAGAAGACTTCTTTAGAAATATATTTGAAAGTGCAGGATTTACAATTAGTGGATTTACAGCTGGGTTTACAATGGGTGGAGGAGTGTTTATAGGTGATACTGTAGCAAGAATAAGAGGAAGTGTAAGAACAGCAAGTGAAAACGTAGGAGTATTGGAAACACTTATCAGCGGACTTGGAAGAGGGTTAATTGAGAGTATTAGTGTTAGTAACATAACAAATAGAATATTAGCACTTAATAGAATTCTAACTGCAACAAGAGGATTCGTAATTAGTGGGTTCACACAAACTGGTTTTACAATGGAAGATGTAGCACAAATAACAGATTCACTAAATGTAATAGAACATATAGGTAACTTATTCCGATTCATTAACGAGGCGAGTGGATTCACACAAACTGGATTCACAATTAGTGGCTTCGCTATTGGTGGAGGAGTTCAATTTATAGACACAATAGGATTGGCACTTGGCAAAGTTATAGCAGAAACCGTTATTATCAATGATAACGTGGCAAAGATTAAAAATCTACCAGCATTCATCGCAGAATCAGTCATTAGTTTAAGTGATGGTGTTGGTAGATTACTTTCTTTATCTAGAGTGATAAGTGAGTTTAGAGCATTTACCGAAGGATTTACACTTAGTGGGTTCACAGGTGGAGGTGTAACAATACAAGATGTGGTATCTGGTGTTATATCTAACGTTCAATTCTTCCGATTCATATTTGAGGGAAGAGGATTTACTGGTAGTGGATTTACCTTAAGTGGATTCTTTATTAGTGGTGGTGTTGAAATAATTGATGATCTAATAACAGGTATTAGAGGAGTTCCAAGATTAGTTACAGAAAACGTAGCGATCAGTGATAACTTTGTAAGATTATTGGAACTGTTTAGAAACTTGGCAGAAAATACAATTTTCGTAGTGACTCCATTAGAAGTATCATTTACTGATAAACTTGTATCACCACTTGAGGCACCAATTATACTTTTAGATAGTGTAATAAGACGGTTAGATTTACAACGAATATTAACAAATAATGTGGTGTTAAGTGATGTTGTAGTAGATATTGCAAATTTGTTTAGACTAATCAGTGAAACAGTCGTAATTAACGATGTTGTTGTTGCAACAAATAGCTTCCTTAGAAACATTTCAGAAACTATAACACAAAACGATACTGTTATACGTGTAATTGAGTTGTTTAGAACACTTTCAGAAAACATTGCAGTTAGTGACGCTGTTGTTAGAGTAATTGACTTCTTTAGAATAATAGCAGAAACAGTTACAATAGGAGCAGATATAGTACAAGTGGCTAGAGACGTTCCAAGAAACATATTACAATTTGTAGCCAATGCGATAGATAGTGTTGATAGATTATTAGAAATGTTTAGAATAGTTCCATTAGAAACTATTATAATTCCAGTAGAAACTGTTATTAGATCACTAGGATTAGGTAGAATATTACTTAATACTATTGCACTTAGTGACGATGTAGTTAGAAGTATAACATTAGAAAGAATATTACTTAATACTGTTGTAATAAACGATGCTGTTAATAGAACTATTGACCAGTTTAGAGCCATAATTGGTGCAGAGATAATTGCATTAAGCGATGATGTAATAAGACAGTTAGGATTAATTAGAGTTCTACTTAACAATGTTGTAGTTAATGACGCAGTGATTAGAAGTATAACACAGTTTAGAGTGTTGCTTAACAATGTTGTGGTAAATGACGATGTTGATAGAGTAATTGACTTCTTTAGAAATATGTCTGAAAACGTTATTATCGGTATTGATAATATTATCACAAACATAACAAGACTTTTACCTAATACTGTTGTAATATCTGATAATGTAATAAGACAGATAGATATGTTTAGAAGTGTTATAGGAGCAGATATAATAACATTAAGTGATGATGTAATTAGAAGACTTGACCAGTTTAGAGTGTTATTGAATACAGTTGTAGTTGGAGATACTGTTAATAGAATCTTAGAAATGTTTAGAATAATTAACACTGGTGATATTATAACACTAGACGATGCTGTAATTAGAACATTGGGAGTGGTTAGAGAATTAATTGAAAATATTACTGTTATTGATGTTGTTGTTAGAAATACAGTAATGTTTAGAACAATGCTTGACACAGTTGTATTAGATGATGTATTAGATAGAATAGCTGGTAAGGTGAGAGAAATTAGTGAAGCAGTTAATCTTGATGATACAATAGCAACAACACTAGGATTCTTCTTATCTGAAACGGTTGTACTTAGTGACGCAGTTGTTAGAAGACTAGATCAATTTAGAATAACATTTAACACAGTTGTATTAAGTGATTCCGTTATACGTGTTCTTGCAAATATTAGAACACTTAATGAGAATATACTATTACCACACTTCTTAATAGCAGTTGTAGGTAACTTTAGAACACTTGCAGAAAACGTTGCGATAAATGATAGTGTTATAAGAGTTATAGAATTATTCAGAGCATTAAGTGAAAATGTTGTTATTATTGATGTTGGTAATCCAGACGTTGACTTATTCAGAACTGTAATAGGAGCAGAAATAATTGTGGTAAGTGATGCTGTTATTCGACAAATTGACTTATTTAGAGCCCTTGCCGAAAACGTACCAAATATAACATTCGATAACGTGATAAGACAGATTGAATTGTTTAGAATACTATTAAACACTGTTGTTATCAATGATGTTATTTCAAGGGTAAGAGACGTTCCAAGGGTATTAAGTGAAACAATCGTTATTCCAGTAGAAAGTGTAATTAGAAGACTTGATCAGTTTAGATTATTAGCAGATACTATTGTGGTAGGCGATGCTGTGATTAGACGACTTGATCAATTTAGAGTCCTTGCAGAAACAGTTATCATTAATGATTCATTAATTAGACTACAAACTGCATTTAGAGTATTACTTAACACTGTTACACAAAATGACACTGTTATACGTGTGTTGGAAATGTTCAGAGCATTAAGTGAAAACATACAACCTGTAGATGATATTATAAGATTAATTAACTTAACTGTAGTAATCGTATTCAATAATGTTATAATTGGAGCAGAAGTACTTGTAAGACAAATTAACCTATTCAGAGTATTACTTAACAATGTTGTGGTAAATGACGCATTGGCAGATGTAGCAAACTTGTTTAGAATAATTAACACTGGTGATATAATAGCAGTATCTGATGTGATTATAGCAGTAAGGGATAGATTAAGAGATATTGCAGAACAAGCAGTTAATTTAACTGACGATGTTATTAGACAGATTAATTTGTTTAGAGTGTTACTTAATAATGTTGTTATTGATGATGTGGGAAGTCCAACAATAGCATTATTTAGAGACGTGATAGGAGCGGAAATAGTAACACTAAGTGATGACGTGATAAGAGTATTAAATAATTTCAGAGTCTTACTTAACACAATTACACTAAGTGATGATGTAGTAAGATTAATGGTAGAATTTAGAGTGTTATTGAATACGGTAGTTATTAATGATCCTGTGGTAAGGGTTATAGAATTATTTAGAGCAGTAATAGGTGCAGAGGTAATTACACTAAGTGATACTGTTACAGGTATTAGAAACACATTGAGATTTATTGCAGAACAAGCAGTTAATTTAACTGATGATGTAATTAGACAAATTGATTTATTCAGAGTTTTACTTAACACAATTATATTAGACGATAATATAACATTCAACCAGACATTCTTTAGAATCTTGCTTAATACAGTTGTTCTAAGTGATGACGTTATTAGAATACTTGCAAATATTAGGGTAATTAACGATACACCAGTTATTGCAGTAAGTGATCAAGTAATAAGAGTAATTGTATTGTTTAGAACACTGATTGAATCTACACTACTCCCACACTTTGTAATAAGACAGATAGATATGTTTAGAAGTATGGCAGAAACTGTTGTTTTAAGCGAGTCAATATTTATGGGATTATTTAGAGACTTGGCAGAAACTATTACACAAAATGATACCATTATACGTGTATTGGAATTGTTTAGAATATTGTTGGAAAACAATACAGCATTTGAGGGAGTTCAAAGAACACTGGGTAATGCTAGAATAATGATTGGTGCCGAGGTTATCGCATTGAGTGATGTTGTGGTAAGGGTAATAGGAGCATTTAGAGTAATAGCAAACACTATTGTATTAGACGATGTAATAACATACAATCAAACATACTTTAGAACATTACTTAACAACGTTATACTTGATGACGCTGTAGATAGAACTATTGAATTGTTTAGAACAATAGCAGAAACCATATTATTTGACCCAGTAGATTCAATACTTGCAACTAGAATTAGACCAGCAGATTTGTTTGATACAGTCGTAATAGGAGCAGACAATATAGTAAGACAGATTAACTTATTCAGAATATTGCTTAACTCACTAGACCCATTAGACGATTTAAAGATTGCATTATCTAGAGTTGTTCCTAATCAGTTCATTCCAACAAATGATCAAGTTATAAGAGTATTGAATATGTTTAGAACACCATTGAACACTATTATACAACTTGATGAGGTTATAAGACAGATTGAAATATTCAGAATATTAACTAACACAATAACTGTGGATGATATTGTAACTGGCATAGCAGACCTGTTCAGATTTATAAATGAACCAGTAATTAATATGATAGATGAAGTTGTAAGAATCGCAGGAACCGTTGGTAGTGCATTTGAAACTATTGTGGTAGATGATACAATAATAAGAGAATTAGAGTTATTTAGAGAATTAATAGAACCAGTAATAGATATATTTGAAGATTTATTCTCAAGTTTCGTAAGACCATCTGTATTATTATTCACAACAATAATCAGACCAAGTATATTATTCAATACAACAATTAGGGAAAGTATAACATTCCCAACAAGAATACGATTAAGTGTTGTTTTCCTAACTTTGATAAGAGAAGGAATATCATTTGGAACTACAATTAAGGATAGTATAGCATTTACCACAATACTTGGAATGAGTGATCTATCATGGAATACAGTAATTAGGGATAGTATAATATTTGGAACCATAGTTAAGGATACATTTGATTGGAATACGGTAATTAGGGACAGCTTGGACTTTGTTACTAGAATTAAAATAAGCTTAAATTTCATTACACGCATCAAGGATAGTGAAGGAAATTGAGTAGTACATTTGATGATTTTATAAGAGTCGGGCAGATAGGAACCGTTTTATCAACCACAGTTACCAGAATTGTGGCAGGGGTGGAGGAAGTCGTAGATTTGAGTGGAACCAGCAGTGTAACAATTGAACTCCAAAAACCAAGAGGTGAAGTTTTACCTGAATTAGTTGCGTCTTTTGTAACAGATGGAACGGATGGTCAAGTAACATTTACGGATACGGTTGGATTATTTACAGACGCTGGAAGGTGGAAAATAAGAGGCGTTGCTAATTATCCGAGTGGTTCCAAATTTATGGGTTCATGGACGGGTTTTTCAGTTGACGAATAAGCATACGTGTTTATATATGATGCCAATCAATACATTTATAAGAGGAAAAAATGGCAGATAGATTAAGACAGGCAACAGAAGCCGTACCAAAGGTATTTCAGACCTTTAACTCACTGTTAGGTGGAATCGTTAGAAAGCGAAATGCAACGATTGTCGGCCCGAGTAAGCAATTAGTCGGTGAGTTTCCAGAGGTTGACTTTGAAAGATTATATCAATATTATCACCACTGGGATCAGATAAAAACTGCCGTTGACGTTATGCATCAAAAATTCCGAGGTAGTGGAATTGAAATTAAATCAAATAATGAATACTTTAACGTTTTTATTGAGAAATGGTGGGACGTAACAAACTCCGAAAAGAAATGGTCACAATTTATATTTTCACTTTTAATCACAGGCTCTGCAATTATGGAACTTCAATATACACCTGATCAAAGATTAGGTAATACAGAACAAATCCCAATGCAGACAATTTATCGTTTATTCAGAGACCAGTTTGGTAATGAATTAAAAATCGTTCAAATCGTGGACGGTGTTTTCAAAGAATTAGATCCTCAGTTTTTCATTCACGCAACTATTAACAACCCAGACCGACAGGCTTTTGGTAAATCAATGTTTCACACACTTGCAACACCAAGACCAATTACAGGTACTATAGATCCATTTACAGGGGAGGCAATAAACCCAGCAAGACAAAGTATTCCACTATTAGATGCACAGGCAGAATTACAAAACGCAGAAATTGAGATTAAAAAGAAAATGGCAAAACCAAGAATGCTGGTTAGTGCAGTTGGTATGCCAAGAGACCAAATGGATAAAGTACAAGCTGAGATGGCAGATCCTAACACAGACCAATATATTTGGATTTTCGATAAACCAATTCAATCTGCCGAGTTGCAGATTCAACCACAGGGCAAGTTTGACGAATATGGAAATAATGTAGATGCCCATATTGACGTTGGTACAATTTTTGCATCTAACGTTATTAAGAATCCACAAGGATTTAGTTATTCAGGTTCACAAACTCCATTCGATGTATTAGATCAAAGAATGGGTGACTTACAAAGTGAGCTTTGTGAAACCATAAAAGATAGATTATTAAAACCAATAGCAGAAAGTTGGGGATTCCAAGACTTCGAAGCCATGGAGGTTGAGGTAGGATTTACACCTACAATGAAGAGACTTACAATGGAAGATATTAGAGGTTTAGACCCAGAAGCAGTTAGTAAGAAAGAAATTAGAGAAATGTATAAAAAATTGAATATCCCACTAGACGACAAATTATGGGAAGAGGAACAACAGGAACTTAAACAAGATAAACAAGATCAAAAGAATATACAAATGCAGGACGCAATGACACAGGATATTGCAGGTCAAGGTCAAGGTGAAGGAGGAGATCCTGCAAGTGGAGATAATCCATTTAAAACACCACCAGCAGATGGTGAGGATAAACAAAAAGCACCAGCGAGTCAAGGTGGAGTGCAAGCACCAAAAGTAAGTGAACCAAAAACAGGTGCAAAGTCACCATTTGAAATGGATAGACCAACTCCAACTCCAACAACAACACCACAACCTGAAAAGAAACCAAGGGGAGAAAACCTACATACTAGATTAATGAAAGAAATTGCAAATGAAGGTTTATCTGCTAAAGAAACAATTGAAGCTATTAAAGCAATAGAAAGAATTCCACTTCCACCAAAAGCAGGAGATAATTCCAATAGTAGTAGTGACTTGTATGTAAGCCAAGGCTTAGATGATATTAATGGAACACCTGAAATTACTGATCCAGCTATTAGGGATGAGTATGGACTTGATAAAGATGATAGTGAAACACCACCAAGCGACCCAAGTAAAATGGCTAGAGGTGGAGATAGACCAGCATTACAACCAGCTGATAATACAGCAGGAAGATTTACAAACGCAGACGACCAAGGTATTCCACAAATTGATGAAGTACCAGAAGTTAGTTTAGACGAGTATAACAAACACCTAGAAGCAAGTGGTGGAATGGCAGGAGACGATACACAAGGAGGATTGGGTAATGATGGAATAGATCCAAACAGTGACGGTTCATTCAAAGACCCTAACGATTTAAATAATGATATGGAGTTATCACCAGATACACCACAAGCCAACGCAGACCCACACGCAGGGCCGAATAAAGATCCACTTGTAGCAGACAATATAGCAAACACACCAACCGATATGACTATGAAAGTTACAGGTGGTAGTGACGCATTACCAGATAATACCAATAAACAGATTCTAGGAGCAAATGATGAAGACGAACAACCAATAGTTCCAAGCGAAGGATTTACACCAGACTTTGATAAAGAAGAATTGAAAAAGAAAGAGGATAGACAAAACCTTGAGGAAGCAGTAAAGCCTACAATGATGGAAAAACCAAAGGTTCAAAAACCAGAAGCACCTAACGTAATGCATCGTGATATTAAAGAGGGAGAGGATCCATTTACCAGCGGAACAGGTGACGAACCATCACCAGAATTAAACAACCAACCACAAAAAGGTCAAGCCCAATTAGATGATACACCACTAAACGATCCAAGTGCAAACAAAGGTAACATTAATGGAATTAACCCAGCAAGACAGGATGCAAGCCAAGTCCCATTCGATACAGAGCCAACAGAACAATTAGGATTGGATGGTATGGCAAATGATGGAATGCCTGACGAAGCAACTAAGTTTGAAGCACCAGCAGATCCAGATGGAACAAACAACCTAGGAGATTCTAGCCAAATGAGATTACATGACGAAGAGCAAACAGGATTACCACAGGATCCATTATTACCAAATGATAGTAATAGTATTTTAGATAACACAGGACTTAACATGAAACCAAATAGCCAACAAGTCCAAGACGGTAGTAACCCACTTGAACAGGAGGGAGAGCCACTTGAGGACGGAGCAATTATAAAACCAGAAGATATACAACAAAATGATGGAAGAGCTGGATTAGACGGCTTAGGTGGAACACCATTAACACCAGAAGGTCAAACTGCATTAGACCAAGATCCTAACACAATAAACGATCCTAGTGATAGTGGAATTGATGAGGAACAAATAGATCCTAACGTTTTACATACAGACCCTGAAACTGGTATGAATTATACCGACTTAACTGATGAGCAAGGTAATGAAGTACCAGACTTAAGATTTGACCAAGAACCTGATAGTGATGAGGAACAACCAGAGGTAGAACTTGAATATGAAATTGTAACTAAAGAAGAATATGATCAACACCTAGACGCAAGTAAGGGACAGTTGAGTGATCCATTAACAGATCCGATGGCAGATCCAATGACACAAGACGGATTCAATGCCGAATTAAACGATCCAAGTATGGATACACTAGAAACAACTCCCGAAGAATTTACACCAGAGGAAGATAACCCATTAGATCCAACAGAAACTGATGAAGATGGAAACCCAAAAGAACTTGAAATGGCAGACCAAGGTTTAGAAGAACCTGAACAAAAAGCAAGTCCTAAATCAAGTTCTAAACCTGATGCTGATTCCGATACGCCAAAGGATTCTAGTCCTCAAAGTAAAGGTAGTGGTGACGCTAATATAAACGATTCGGAAGACGAGGAAACTTCGCAGAACAGCGATTCGCAGAAAAGCGAAGACAAAACTGACTCCGAAGACAAAAAAGATGACGATAAACCTAAATCAAAACCAAAGAAAAAGGCAAAGACCGATACTAAAAAAGACGATAAGGATAACAAGAAACAAGCCAAAAAGGAAGGTGGAGATAAAGAAACAGTGGATAAGGATAAAGACGAAGCAACTGACTTAGTTGACGAGGAACCTAAAAATATTACAGGAAGTGTTCAAGATATTATAGAAAGGGAACACGAATTACTTGATGCTAACGTACCAGAAGAAACTGCACATAAATTATTGGAAGATGAATTTGGTGAGGAAATTGCCGATGACGCATTTGATCAGGAAGAGGATTTCGATGAAGAAAAATAAAATACCAAATACACGTCCTGAATGGGCTAGAAAGATTCCACGTAGTAGTAGAATCTGTTTTAGATGTGAACATAAGTATAGTAGCCATGTGCCTGCATGTGGAAAGATAGTAGAAAGAAAACCAGAAAGAAAAGAATGTACTTGTAGAACTTTTGTAAAAAATCAGTATGAACTTGATCTGGCAGAAAGATTCGAGTCAAAAGAGGATAGGGATAGAAAAATACAAAGAGAAAGTAAGATTATTGCAGAAATAAAGCCTCAAACCCAAGTAATAAGAAAAAATGCTTTTAACGTAAAAAGAGAGATAAAGGTATAATGTCTGTCGAACAAAATGATCTAACCACTACAAAAGGTGGAGATATCCCACTGGATAATGATTTAGAAACACCACAAGGAAGTAATAGTGGATTCGAGGTAACTGACGTGGAAAAGGAAGAAAAACGTGGTCAGCAAAACCCAATAAACGAAGACGATAGATTATTAGAATTTGAAGGTAAAGTTTACAAAGCCGTTGAAAAAATACCAGATAAAGAAATGAAATGGTTCAAAAAACATCAAGCAAGTCAGAAAGAAGTTGATGAAGTATTCCATGGTGATTGGGAAAGAGCATTTAATGAATTTTACAATACTTATCATGCTAATTATAAACAATGGAAAAAAGATGAAGGATACCCATTAGGCGAAGCCGTAGAAGGTGGTGAATGGATTGATGATCATTCAAACCCTGCACATGGAATTAGAACTGCAAGTGGTAAAAGATTTATCAAAGATCACAAACACATATTTGCCGATGTGCAAAGAGTTGAAGAGTGTGGAGATCCCGAATGCGATGCAATTGGTATAAGTGATGAATCATTCGCAAAAGAAGAGGGAAACCCAAACCATGATAAAGCAAGTGGTCAATTTACCAGTGGTAGTGGAGGTGGAAAATCTGGTGATAAGAAACTTAACACTAAAACAACAAAGATACTTGATAGATTTTTCGATAACAATAGACATGGAATGGATAAATTTAATTCTGTAAGAGACGCTGGAAAGAATTGGGATATGGCTAAAGACCTAACACCAACACAAATACAACAATTAAAAGGTGTAAGTAAAAAAGAAATTTTAGATCATCTTAAAAAACGTATAGCAAGTAAAGATAAATGGCATACAGCTAGTGATATTAGAACAAAGAAAGAGGATAAAGATTATAGAAAAGAAAAGATACGAATGGCAAAAGCAGAAAAGGAAACTGAAATAAAAAATAGAGAAACACATACACGACTTGCAAAAAGAAGTAAGAATTTAAAAAAGACTGGACTTGGTGGTGAGTTAGATAAATTCAACAAACCACAGAAAGCAAGACTTTTAGATTTAGCACAGAGAAGAATGGATGATAACGGTGTTAGTAGTTATAGTCAAGCCGAGCAAGATATGTACGAGGTAATGAGTGATTATGGAGAGATGGGTGATTTTAGTGATAAAGAGGTAGTAAGAATTTTAGATTTAGCATCAAGAAGATTGAAAGAGGATTATGACAGTTATGAGAAAAAAGACCAAAGACTTTATAAAAAAGCAATAGATATGTTTGGTGCAACAAATAAAAAATACGGAATAACTGGCTATGAATCATACATAACTGAGGCAGAGGGTGGTAATCCAAATCACGATAAATCAACAGGTCAGTTTTCTAGTGGAAGTGGTGGTGGAACTAAAGATAAACCAAAGACTTCTAAAGTTAAACGAATAGTTGGAGTTATGCAGTATAATGAAGAGGATAGTAAAAGACTTGCAAAAATGTATTTCAAATTCCCAAATGATAAAATGTTTACCACAGGCTCAAAGGGACACCTTGTAGACGATGAATATAAAGGTAAAATTGTAGTTGGTGGAAAAGTAAACAAAGCAACTGTAAAATATAAACAATTAGCATACAAATACACTGATTTAAAAACTGATGATAATAACTTACCAAAGAATAGAGAAAAAGCAAGAGCTATTTTGGCAAAGATGTATGAACACGAAAACGAGGCATTTGACGGATTAAAAAGAATGAATAAAGGTCGTGACTTGGTAAAAGACGGTCACTGGGTAATTGGACGTAGAGACCAATTTAGTAAAAACCCAAGATTAGAACTGGTTAAAGCCAATATTAAATATCCAAAAGCCACTGTTGGAGACGGATACGCACCAAGTGAATTTAGAAAATATGATTTTGAAGTAACTGAAATGAAAGGTTATTGGAATGATCAAAAAGACACTAAAATGGTAAAGGTTGGTGATACACTAAGATATGAAGTAGAGACCAATATGGGAGAATGGACTGGAAATGGATGGAGAGGTAGAGAAACAGGGAATGTTACAATGATTGTTACAGGATTCCATTATGGAGATGAAGAACATGATCCAGTTACTGTAGAGGGAATAATTCAATCAAACCCACATTCCGAAAAGGTTGTAAGATGGCAAGATATTGATGATGATGCAAAAGGAAGTATGGGATACCACAGAATTGGTCAAAATACAAAAGTGAGAGGAGATGGCGGTGTAAAAATGTCTACTGAGGCTTATGGTAAGGAAGAGAGTCTTGCAAGTGTTTCGGGCCCAGCAGATACAATGACGGCAAACGATCCACAGTTTAGAAATGATGAGGAAGATAACGTTATGGTATTACCAAGTGAAACAAAAGAGAATTTAATAGATGAAGATGATTTAACTAGTGAAGATTTAACAAGTGAACCAATAGGTGAGGGAATCATGTTAAACAGTAATTACATACAAGATCAATTCGGAGTATTTTACAGACCAGTTTATGTAGGTGAAAAATACATACCACATCCAAGTGATTTAGTTTTTGAAAATAAATATTATACAACAGAGGGATTGGGTAACTGTGTATTCTGCCAAGGCGCAGGAAAAGTTACCGTAGAAAACTTGGGATTAAAAGATTGCCCAGACTGTGACGGAACTGGCGATGTTCAAAGTGCAAACCCAATGGATCCAATGGCAATGGGAGATCCAAACGCAATGGTAGATCCAATGGCACAAGTAGATCCAATGCAACAGGGAGTACAAGATCCACAACAAGACCAACAACCTAACAATGGTTCACCAGATCAATTTGGTAACGATCCACAACAACAAACTGGTCAAGCCCAAATTCCACAACAACCAACTGAAAACCCACAAGAACCAAAAGAGGATACACCAGAAAAACCAAAGTTTGCCGAGGTAGAATATGATGATGGTGATTTAGATTCTTGGTGGAGTAATATGGGAGATGATAAACGATATGATTTACTAGAAAAATTCGGGTATGGTAATAGTGATGATATTACCGAAATGCAGGGATTTGATGAATTACCAGATACCCTACAAAGTGCATTATCAATACACCACTTAAACGATGATGGTAGTGTAGCAAATGAATTTAAAAATGATACACAGTGTGACACATGTGGTAAAACAAATGAAGACCATGGTGATGATCACGAGTTCAAATTCCCAAAAGGTTGGGCAGACGAAAGTGAATCATTACCTGATGCTGAAAAAGAAAGAATTAAAAACGAGTTAATTTCTTGGGTAAAATCAAACCAAAGAGGTGGTGGTTATTATAATGAAGCTATACACGTAAGGCAATATGATGTAATGAGAGCAATGGAAGAAATTATGGGAATGAGTGTATGGGACGCCAGAGATAAATATAATATTAATATGGATTTGGTTATTGTTAATGAATTAAAAAGTGAAGGAAGATTACTAGACCAAAACGGTGCCGTTTTTGGTGCTAACGGTGGATTATCATATTATACTAATGAGTCATATGCAAAGGAAGAAGGTAACATGTATGATGCAATTAGAGATTGGTGGGGAGAAAGAGTAAGACATAGTTATTTTAATCTTGGATCACACACTGATGACTTTATATTGAAAGAGATAGATGGGTATGAACATGACAAATGGGTAAATTGGAGTGATTTATCCGAAAGTGAAAAGGAAGCTATTATGACTTGGAAATTATCTCACGCTTACGAAAAAGCAGGAGAATCAAAGCCAAAATGTGCATGTAAGAAAACAAAGGCACTTGAAGCTAATGTTAAAAAATACAAATCATTTATTAAAACTAAACTAGACATATTACAGAAAAGAGCAAGATCAGGTGAAAGTGTTGAGTTAATGTATGGGCTACCAACAATTAGTAGGGAAGGTAGAAAGATCAAAGGCACACTTGCATACGCAGGAGTAAGTCTAAACGATAGAATTTACTTACCAGAAACACTTGCAAAAGGACACGGTAAAACACTTCCACTATTACTAAATCATAGTAGTATAGCAGGAGCCGAGGCAGAGTTGGATAGATTAGATCCCGATATGCAAGATCACTTATTAAATGAAAAGGACTTCCAAATTGGTGAAGTTACACTAAGATGGGAACCAGAACAATTAACATTATTCTATGAAGGAGTTGTAGACCATCCATTTTTCCAAAAAGAAATAGATGATATGGATATGGCAGTTTCACTAGGTATATATTACGATAGTGATAGTCCAAAGGTATGTGACGAAAACTGTTACACATTAATCAAAGGCGCAGAGTTTAGAGAGGTTTCTCTAGTATATCACGCTGGATTCCCAATCGCTACAATTGAAGCTGTTGAAGCCGAAATTAAGAGAAAATCACTTAAAAGAATAAACGCACAAGAAGATCATTTAGAATCTGAAAGAGAAGAACCAAAGGAAGAGGCAGAGGAAGAATTAGACGAGTTAATGCCAACTAGTCAACCGATAGATGTTGAGGAAAAACCAACAGGTGAACCACTAACAATTGATATTAATGAAGATACACCAATTACAGTAGAATCATTTAATTCAAGTATGCCATTTAGTGTAAGAGGTGTTACAGGTATGACTATTAGTAACGCAAATGGAGTTCAAAAATATTCATTAGATCCTACAATGGGATTCGAAACAAACATGGTTCATTTTAGCGTAGGTGATACAGGAGCCACAGTGTTTGGAGATGAATTAC